CATTCGTAACGCGTAGGTCGCCAGTTCAAGTCTGGCTAGCGGCTCAAAAGCAGAAACAGTTTATAGTCATATAAATTAGACTATTAGGTTTCTGCTTTCGTTTACAAGTTCTTCAATTTATAGGTTAAAAAAAAGAGGGAATTGTCCACCGATGGACAGAAAAACTTATCCCAAACTTATCCTTCAAATTTTAATCTATTATGGCAACTCTTAAATTAACTATTTTCAAGGCAAAGGTTTTAAAGGACGGAAGACATAAAATAAGAATAGCTGTCTGTCATAAGCAAGAAACATGTTACATTGTAACACGTTTCATTATAGACAATCTATCCCAGTTCAAAGATGGGCAAGTAGTCAAACGAGCTGACGCTTCAATCATAAACACCAAACTAAGAAGCATGATGAATGATTTACAAAATAAATTAGATGAAATAAACCATCAATCACTTTATTCTTGTAAGCAAATCAAAGACATGCTTGTGTCTGAATTGGATTCACAAGGAAAACAAAATATTACTTATCAGAAAGCTTGTAGCGATTTCATTACTGACCTGAAATCAGAAGGGAGAGAAAGCTATGCTGTATTAATCGAAAGGAGCTGTCGATACTTTACGGAGTTTACTAGAGGGGAAATACCTATGTCAGATATAACCCCTAATATGATTGAAGGGTTTTCACGATATTTGAAGACTAAAAGAAACATCGGAAACACAACAATTGGAATGATGATGTCCCAAATAAAAGCTGTTATTAACAGAAACATTAATTCTGGTTATTTAAGGTATGATATACATCCATTTGTGAACAAGAAAATTCCTAAATCTCCAGTTCGAGAAGTTGATATTTCTTTGGAAAGTCTTAACATGATAAGGGAAAGTACCCCCAAAGAGAAAAAATACATTGTAGCAAGAGATGTATTTATGCTTTCTTTCTATCTTGGGGGAATGAACTTGATAGATATAATGAATACTCGTTTTATTAATGACAAAGTGGATTATGTCAGAATTAAAACAAGACTCAAAACAGAAACCGAACAACATTGTCTGCTTCCAATCACAGAACCAGCAAAGATAATAATAGATAGATGGATAGATAAAAAGACAAGAAAACTGGATTTTGGATATAAATTTTCATATCACAATTTTTCAAGGTACACATGCCGTTCTCTTGCTGCATTAGCAAAGGATCTAGGAATAAAGGAAAAGGTAGTCTTTTATTCTGCCAGAAAGTCGTTTGCTCAATACGCTTTTGATCTTGGAATACCGGACAGTATAATAGATTACTGTTTAGCTCATTCAGACAAAGGAAGAGGTGTCGTTAGATATTATACAAAAACCAGGTTTAAACAAGCAGAAATAGCAATAAATAGGGTTATTGATTATATTAACAATCCAAGCAAATATAAAGAGTATATCGAGATGAAAGCGGATATAATGTTGATGAAAACATAAAGGCAGCCTAAAAAGCCGCCTTTTTACACCTAATCGGATAAATCAAACACGAATTTACCTGCTACGAAAAGCAATTTTATACTTAGTGACTCAAAATATAAAAAATCCCCAGTTACATAACCAGAGACAAACATAGAGATACAACCCTTACAATAATCGCAAGAGGAATCAACCAATATAACCACCTTTCTATGCGTTCCATAACATAACCAACAGAAGTCTACAAAAATCGGAATGGTACCGATCCTCGACTTGTTCCAACAATATGTCCAGCTTATCGTTTTTCATTGTCAAGAACTGATTTTATCCGTTCTTCAGTAAAGCCAAAACGGGCAGCAAACTTTTTGAAAGAGCGCATCCTGTCACCTGGAATAAGAGCATACATACTATTAATAGGAGTATCGCTCTTCAATGCTTTCTTAATTTCTTTATTTTTCATGAATTAACGTATTAAATGTTTGACCTTGTTTTTACAGCAATCACACTCACATAATAATGACTTTGCATATTCCCACGTCTTTTCAACAATATCATCACCGATATACTGTATTTCCTCACCGTACGGATCTATGCCGAGAGCCTGACATATATGGGTGGCCATGTGTCCACATTCGTGCCTCCATGATTTAGCAAACTCCTTTGGTGAAGAAGTGAGAGCAATGACCATTACTGTTTCCCGGGTACCGAAGTTAGAGTAAGTAACTCCGGTATTCAGGTTGCCGGAGTTTATGTTATCGTACGCAGTACGGAGCATATTACCGTCGCAGCCGATAGAGTGCATATAATCCAATATTTCTTCCGTGTAATACGTATCTACTGCGTAATACACCATGCAGTTCCAGTCATATTTGGATAGTATAAACCGTTGCCTTATCATTTATCAAAGCATTTCGTCCCACTCTATAGGTATTCCAGCCGCAATCATTGTAACATACCATCTTCGCATCGTTGTTCCATCAGGTGCGTCAGGATCATCAATCGTGTCTTTTACATACAATGCTTGATACTGTTCGTTCGGAACAGATGATTTAAGAAAATCGGCTTTGCACATATTAGCTACATATACGTAGTCATAACCGATCTTATTTTTAAGAGTTACACCGTATTTAGTTAACAGTGCGTCCACCTCGTCCTTAGACATCGCAGGCAGTTTTTCTTTTTCTCCGTTCTGACCCTTCCATTCCATTAAAGAAACAGCAAATTCACACATTTTCTTGTTGAAATGCCATCCAAAATGCGAAAGATATACTTCCATTTCTTCCGGTCTTCTATCTCTTATATCCAGAGGTTCTCTTTTCATGACTTAATAAGGTTATAGGGAGCAGATAAACTACTCCCTAATTAAACATTAGCGATAGCGTGAATAGCGTCCGGTACCCCGTACACCACGTCTTTCACCCATACCACCACGATTAGAATTACCACCTCGGCCATAACCACCGCGTTCACCCATGGTTTCTTCGTCAAAATAGCGATCGTCATCATATCTACGATCTTCATCCCAGCGTTCACCCATGCCCTCACCCTCGGAAAGCTCTTCTATGCATTGCATGAGCTTACCACCGTAGCGAAGCATCTTTTCAGCGTAGTCGGACATTTTCTCGACCTTGCTTTCGGAAATTTCAATCATCATCATACTTATTGTTTTTTAGAATTGTTACTACTTGCAGCCTTCTCAGAGGACTTAAAGAAATCAGCCATCATAGCTTTCAATTCGCTAAGTTCTTGCCGAAGCGCTTTGTTCTCCGCTTCCTGCTTCTGTCTTTCTGCAAATTCGGGGTTAAGTACCTGGAGCATTTTATCACATGATTCCATCACAGACTTATGATGCTCGACACTTCCTAATATCTCAGAAGAACGATTTCGCATAGCCGCCACTTCCGCATTCATAGATTCTCTTGAACCGGATATTACCATATTACCTCCCCCTGGAAAATTTGCATCAGCAATATCAGACATGGCAGGTATTTTTTGAAAGGTAACAGTCTGTTCACCTACCTTGATAGTTATATCAACCACCATCTTAGGAGGTTGTCCATAAGGAAGGGGTTGCTGCATAAACTCAGGAACAGGATTAGACACTCCAGAAACGGAGCCGACCTCTATATATGGAGTACCATCCCTATGCAAAATGAAAAACTCACTATTTACTCTTAGATTCTGAAAAGGCATAATCAATAAACTCTTTAAGGAGCGGGATTACTCCCGCCCATTGTTTTAAACTACCCCGGTAAGAATTTGCAATGTGTTGCTACCTGATTCGTAGTAGCACAGATAAATTCCGGTACCGGTAATATCCGAAGCAGTAACATCTGCACCGGCGATCGTAGTCAGTGCTTGAGTAGCACCGTTGGTATCAAAAACTACCGGTAATGTACCGGTAGTACCGGAAGGGATCGGCTGTGCCAAACGGAACAGAATCAATCCGCTAAATGGAGCAGAAAGGAACGGATGATTCCGGAAAGAGAAACGTACGTTGGTAGTACCTACGGTAACCCCTGTACTCTCCAATCTTGGAATACCATTCTTATTTGCCATGATAAAAGGACTAATGAATGCCATATAATGCCTCCTTCCTTTTATCCCCAACCATTAAAATTGCCCCATGCTCCAATACCATTGTAAAGACCATACTGAGCTGCAACGCAAGAAGGAATCCCTACAACCGGACTATAAGGCACCTTCGCTACTTCCGGCTGATTACATTCGATTTTTGCAAGACGAGCACTCAAATCATTTAAAGCTGCACCAAGAGGAGCCGTTGCCTGTCCGACGATCTGAGAGGTCATGGCAGAACTTTTAAATGTGCTATTCTCCTCACGAAGTTTATCAATCTTGTTCTGCATTTCGCGCATTTCAGCCGCACGCTGGCCGGCAAGAATCTGTTGTGTGCTATCCTTGATGGAATTTTGCAGATCACAAGTCTGACGTTGAGTTTCATATGCAACAGAAGCAAAGCCTCTTTCCTGACCAGTCGCAACACCGTTAATGGCATTTTGCAATGTGTTCGTTTGCTGACAGATCGCCAGACGGTTTTCGCAGCAGCATGAAGCAATCTGTTGAGCGATCTGACAGTTACCCTGCTGGATAGCATTGATAATCTGCATTGAGCTTTGACCAACCTGATTTCCTACCTGTTGTACCTGTGACATCACCCCATTGATAGCATTCTGAACCTGACCGATTGAACAGTTTAAATTAGTAGCCAGATTGTTGATTGCCTGTCCGTTCCCTTGAATTGCACTCATAAGTAACTCCCTTCCTGCATCGTTGTTAATTAAGTTAGGGATACCGGCTCCAGCAAATCCGCCACCGTTTCCGCCATCTCCATTATTTCCCCAGCCATTGCGTCCAAACAATGGGAACAGGAAGAACAGGAAGATTATCCAAAGGAACCATGATCCATCTCCGCCAAATCCGCTGTTGTTCTTTCCTTGCATAGCAACCAACAAGTTCGGATCAATACCTTTCTGTTGCAATAGTGGAGCAAGCATAGCCATCATTCCACTACCACCACCGTTCCCGCCTGACTCCGGGAAAACGTAAGTCTTTGTTTCACTCATATTAATATACAATTATAACACGGTCAATATTAACCGCACCACAAAAGTATATAATAGGAACTGCGTAAATCAGAGCTCATTTTCAAGCGATTTGCGAATATTTTGCAGATATATTGCAATCATTTTGTTTGCCAGTTTACGGCTTTCGAAAGTAGATATAAGGTAACGGATACTAGCGGATGTCTTGTGAAGAAAAGTCGCTATTTGTTCAGGGTATAGCCCGTATTCAGTGAGGAAGAATACTACAATAGAACGGGCGTCAACAACTTCAGTAACTTTACTTGATGAAAGGATCAATTCAGTAGAAACTTCAGTTTCTTTTCCAACAATATTTAGAATCTCGGCAAAAATCTCTGACTTACACATAGTAATTTAATTTTTTATTGTACTTTTGCCCTTGCCAATCAAACTTACGGTTATTGAAAGAACAAAAGCATGTATAGAAATGTTAAGGACATTATACCCCTGGCACTATCTATGCATGCTTTTGTATGTTTAAAAGTTTGATTGGCGTCAACTTTCAGTGTCGGGGGTTCTTTTAACTCTCCCCCCCCAAAAAAAAGAGTACGTTTGTAAGATAACCGGCCTTCTACTTTACCGGTGTACAAATTTGATTCTATTTACATCATATTTTTCCTCCCTTTATTGAACATCCTATATACTTTTTTTGTTATTGTTACACTTAAACTTTTCATACCGGTGAGGTCTGTGAAGATATTAGCCGGTTAATTCTTGAGTAATCTAATTATTAACACAATAGCTAACATTATAAGTACGCCAAATGCCCATCCGCCAAGTTCTATCTTTGCCTTCTGCCATCTGGTCAACGCCTTTTCAACCGGATAAGGTATCTGAACACTGTCCGTCTTAATCACGGTATCAATACGGTTAAGATATAAATACTTATATAGATACCGATCTTTATAAGTATACACTGTATCACCCCTGTCTATTACATAAATACTGTCACGCTGATAGATGCTATCATGACGAATACTATCTCTTGTCTTATACTCAGTCTTAATAGTTTCAACCGGTACGTATTGAGTTGTCCTACATCCGGCTAAACACATTGCCGACATCAGCAAGACGATACATGTCAACCGTTTCATAATACCCCCTCTTGCGGAACCGTCCACTCAGGACCACTCAAGATACTTCTTAGTTCGGACGAATCATGCCGATACGAGGTCATGGCATCCTCTTCTCTCAAGACGGGATCGATATAATCTTCATGCAAGATGACTTTCAAACCGTTGACTGATCTTCTTGCTTGTGCCGGTACCACAACACCGTGATTCAGGCACCATTCAACTGTTACAATTACGTATTTCATAACTTTCTTATTAACTTTAAGGGAATATTTGTTTGTTCTCCGGAAAGCTCTTTGTGACATTCTTATCGTAGAGGACTTCTATCTCAATAGGCTTGTCGATTGCGATTTGAGCCATTATTCCTAAATTATAAATCCCATCACTCAATGAAATTGCCGGTATATCGTAAACTCCATCTTTAGATATAGGATAAGTCCAAGGGTCTTTAGTTGAATCAATCATCATTCCCATTAATCCAACTGCCCAATTACCTTCACCAACGCTATACTGATTAAGTCCTGTGACTTTTATTTTGTAAGACGGTACTTCAATCGGCTCTCCGGTATCTGCTTCGGGATTCATAGCTACCGCAATAGCACCATTAAAGGTTTCAGTTGTGCTATCTACAACAATTTTATTTGTTGTAACTTTGCCAGTAGCAAAATCTGGATAATCAACGGCTTTATAGGCAAAGTTATCAAAGTTCAATGCAAACACTGGATTTGGAGTACCATATTTCATGACGTTGATTTCTTTCTGAATTTCTTCAGCGGTGAGAACATTTTGATATATGGCAACAGAATATATAGCTACATTACTATATTCCATTGGACTACCTGAATTACTTAATTTACAACCTAATGTAAGAGGAGTTGCAGCGTTTTTATCTATATTAAATGTTCCAACACTATATTCTCCATAATTTTTATATGTTGTAAAATTGTTGTTAAGTACACCAGAAGTATCATATTGTAAAGCTACTTCATCTGTATGAATATTTAATATAGAATTAACAATATTGGGTTTTATATTAATAGGTTTAAATTTTATAATTATAGTACCCACCTTATATCCTACCTTATCAAGTTTCAGATAATCGTCAACGCCATCAGTAACTATTGCTCCTTCATACTCAGGAATTTGCTTAATAGTTAAGTCTAACTTTGTAGCTTTGTTTGTTCTAAATCCGGAATTTATTTTAGCGCTTTTAGGTAATTCGTATCTTCCCGGGGTTTTTATACTAATTGTTCCTATTTCTGTTTCTGATGCGTGATAATCATATATAAGATATACATTTCCAAAATCCCCAGTAATATCTACTGTTATATTTTCTGGGTTATATGCAAGATTCCCAAGTTCTACAAAAGGTGCATTCCCAAAAGTTTCTGTTAAATAAATAGTATCAGACGTTACAACAGCAGTCCCTCTTGAAGAGATATATTGCCATTGCAAAAAATTTGTTTTATATAAACCATATCCACTGCCTAAGCTCCAACCGAAGTTATACGCGGTCAATAATTCACCTTTTATTCCCTTGATAGTATTCCTATCTTTATCAAAATTGCTCTTACCTTTAAAGTTCCAATAATCTACAAGGGACGGGTGAAAAGGAGAAGTTTGCCCTCCCTTTGAAGCTGATCCAAGACGTATTCCCCTAACCTGAGCCGTGTTAATGCCAACGCGGTTAATCTTTACCTGATTGATTGAAACTTTCATTCCGATACAAGAATTTTAGCCAAAGTAGGCTGTGAGATAGACTGCACTTTGATATACATGCCCGGGATCACTCCTGTAATAGCAACATCTATTGTGCTACCCACATAGTTGTATGATCCGAAAGGAACATAATTCCCATTCGTCATACTCTGAAACAGAGAGACACCATTTCTTTCCTTATCTTCACTTGCAAATTCAAGATGAAGGCCTGCATCATATTGAAGTTGCACAGGGTCCGATACATAAGCTTCACCATATTTGCTGAAAGTTAAATCTGTTAGAGCCATGTTACTTTGAATTTAAATAGTTAATAATACCTTCTATGTGAATATTTGTCACAGTCCGCTTGCCCTCAGCCGACAATAAGAACTCCACATCTTCCTTGTTGTCCTGGAAGAAGTTCTCTGTCAGTACAGCGGGGCAGTTCGTATCCCGGCAAATAGCCAAATTCTGCACCCAATAGTCTTGTCCGGGAGATTGTTTGCGTACTGTTACATCTTTACCTTCCGCTACTTCCGCAAGGGAGGAAGCCAACCTTTTGCTATTAAAAGAAGCATTATCACTGACATATACACCCCATCCCCGAGCATTCATCCAACTTGTCCCGTTACCGGCCGCATTACAATGAATTGATACCAGAATAGCATTCTTTTGAGAATCGCGATAAATATTATTAGCACGTTTGCAACGCTCAGACAATGGAACATCCACGTCCTCCTTCACAATGCGTTCTGCGTCAACACCATGCTTTCTCAGCCCGAAAACGACCATATCCGCTATCTCTCTGGAATAAGCCCACTCACGCAACCTTCCGTCCGGTGAACACTTTCCCGGTGTATTCTCGCCATGGCCATTGTCAATTAGAACTTTCATATCATTCATTCTTTGTCCTCCTCCTTTTTAGTTATCACCTCTTTTAAATCTTCTTTCTCTATCTTGAATACCTTTTTAGCAAATAACCCAATAGCTACTATCAAATTAAAATCATAGCCCTTGGGCTTAAGAATATTCGATATGATAGAGCAACCTTCGATAAAGCAGACAGATAAGCAAGCGAATATATCAATGTTATATCTTCCACCACTGGCCTCGTTTATCATCACCACCATGATTACAAAGCTAAAATAGGTAACCATCTTACCCATTGTAGCCCGCCAAGCCCTACTAAACCTCACGCGCTCACCCATCAACAAGCTCTTCCTGCATCCCGTAGCCAAATCACACAGTATTACAAAGAACATAGTGATCAACCATGGGATCATGTGCTCTATAGCTTCCATTACGAAACTTCCGGCTACAGGAGCAAACAGACCAGAAGAGAATTGATGTATTGATTTGTCTTGCATATTTGTCTTTTTAAATAATAATATTACATTTGTAATCAGATTACATAATTAAATTAAAACTAGATAAATGCGTGAGCCTATCTTGCCTGTGAAGGTGAGGTGGGCTTTTTTATGCTATGACTTATCACTAGTGATCTGCTCAATGATCTTACGGATATCAGACATATAACATTCAAAGTCATTCGTGTAGATAAAACTAACAGTAGTTATCTGCGGAGTTGGAACAGGGTCAAATCGGACCTCTCCCAACTTCATCTCTCTGATCTCTTCATGTGTGCCATCTCCGTCGGCGTTCGGTACCGTTTCTGTTGCATTATCGGTTACACCGACAAATATCGACTGTTTGTTACCATTGATTGAAGTATATCTGATCGAATACTTAACGGTCGGAATACTTAAAGAAGTTCCTTCAAAGCTCTTTACTTCTGTTGTATCGGTAGCTACAATTTTAATCTCTTCGTTCATTGCATTTTAATTTTAAGTTTATAATAAATTTATTCTTTGTTCTGATTCAATGCTGAATCCAGCAATTTGAAGAGGGGGAACTTTACATAAGCATAGAAAATCTGATCTGATAATCCTCTAATCAAATCAACGTTAGATTCATCTACTTCAACTTCACCTTCAAAATATATTTTCCGGCCTAAATCCTGTTCCTGGATATCACGCGCATTGAAATAAATAGCATTACCTAAGTCCTTGCTTACGTCTCTGTAATCAATCACTCTCTCCGTCCCGACAATGTTGCCCTCAGAGTCTCTCTTCTCAACCTCTTTCATCAAGACATTGCCTTCGATATCGTTAACCACGATCTTTCTAAAATCTATTTTCATACTCTATATATTTATATTAAACTCCACAATAATTTAAAATCCAGTATGTCCCATCAAAGACAAACATAAATAGGTCTGAGTTATTACCTAAAGTAGCTGACGATAATACTTTGTTTGAGTAAATACTATTTGTTCCACCATAAATAGTTACACTTCCATTCCTTCTACGAACATAGATAAATCGCCCAACCTCTGGATATCCTGGAAGGGTCACATTTATACTACCAGAATTAGTACATACAACAAAGCAATCACTACTATCCAAAGCGATAGATGATGATATAACCCGAGTTCTAAATATTAACCCCTGAGTCATCTTGACGATACCATTTGTAATCAACTTACTATTGATATTGACTGCTACGGTGCCTGCAAGATTTATATTTGTACCGTTCAAATCCACATAGCTATTACCTGATGTAGATATAGATGCTCCACCGTCATTACGAGTTATAGTAATCATCTGAGGTATTATAATAACCTGACCGGAAGAATTTTTCATCGTAATCACAGTAGATAGTCCATCTGAATACAATCCGTTATCTTGAATCGTAAAATACCCAATTTGAGCACCATTCGTTACCGTAATGTTTCCTGTTGTAATTCGACCAGCCGCTAAGGCATTGGTAACGATTGCGGTTGCATCTATCAAGTTCGTTCGAATCAATCCACCATTGATAATTGTTTTACCCTGAGTAGCATACGAAGCCATTTGGTCATACGAAGAGTATCCGAGTTTCGTTGCGAAATCATTCTGCAAGTTACGCATAGCGGTAGCGTCCAAGAATCCCTGCGGTCCTTGAGGTCCTTGTGGACCAGTGTCTCCCTTATCTCCTTTAGGCCCCTGAGATCCCTGTGGTCCCTGGGGACCAATAGGCCCAATAGATCCGGTAGCACCAGTTGCACCGGTAGGTCCAGTTGGACCTTGGGGACCCTGCGGGCCTTGTGGTCCTGTATTACCCTTGAAATTTTGCTGCTCGGATGCCGACAAGCCGGAAAAAGTAACCATGCCTGCAATACTGATATCTTTCCCGAATATATTGATAGCACCCGGCTTAATAGTGATTCCCGTTTTTAATTCATCCTTTGTAGGAGTGTCATCAATAGAGCCGGCGTCATAAACCGTAGCAAAGGCAAGATGCCAGGTGACAGGAAGGTTCCCATTGCCTCCAGCTAAATAAAAATAATTAGTAGAAGAGAATGTACCACTTGAACCGCACTTGACATAGAACGCATATTCCTCCCAGTCACCGGTACCAACATTGTTAGTAAGCCATTTTGATGAACTACCATTTCCTATTGGATTTGAAGCCCACTCAATTTTATATCCAACAGGAACCCATGCTATAAATCGGGTAATAAATACAGCGTTAGCTCGTGCTTCAGTTGCGAAATAGAACCCACCCAATCCTGGAGTCGCAGCGCCTGAAGTTGTAATTTTCAATTTATATCCGGATTGGTTAGGCAAATTAATATCTGCCGCTCTTTCAACCGTCACAGTTCCATTACCACTATTATTGTAGATTCCAATGCCGTTAAGCCCGCTCCTAAACTCCGGATCACGATTCAACATCTTACCCTTACTCATAGCAAGGGCAATCAAACGTGCATTACCCGATACCGTTGATACGAGGTTAATATCCGTCTTGGTCTGAGAGATCTCAGTTCCCTGATTGGATACAACCTGTCCGAGAGCGTCAAAGTCGGTTTGGGAGACTTTGCTTTCAATCAACCCTTTCGTTACTTTTATCTCTGAGTCAGTGTAGGTCTTAGCAATGTAGTTAAGATCTTCGGGGGCTGGGCTCCAGGTTACAGGAGTATTGGTCTCAAATACGCCAATACGAGCACTTACTTTGTGACCATAATAATACGTACCAGTTATTTTACTAACTGACTTTGATGTAAGCAGATTATTATTGGTTATTCCGGAGGATTCGCATACTATTTGATCAAATGTTCCATCAGTATACTTTATGTATAAAATTAACTTTTCCGCTGTTCCTTTTGAATCGTATTTATCTACAAAGATAAAATACCGTTTGTCGGGATTATATGTCAAACCAAACATATCCTTATTAGCAACGTTTGTTTCTCCGTTCAACTTACTAACGCCAATGTCAAACATACCATCCTCTTTGTAATTTGAGGCGTATGTAAATCCCGCATCAGTAATACGTTTAAAAGAGCATAAGTTCTTAATACCTGTAACTCGCTCGCTTGCAGCAGGAATCCACTGTGTTACCCCTATGTCGCCTTCGGTAAGAACTGCCCAATGTACTTTAGAGCCATAGGTACCGTTGGGTAACTGATAAAAACGCATCCCGTGTCTGTCATTGAAAGCAGTAAAAGTTACTTTCTTTGATTCTATAACTGCGTTCCCTTTTGTTGTATACTCACCAATATAGTTATAACCATCATCTGAATATATCTGTATTGCAGTATTATTTGCACCGAGCGTATAACACAAAGTAAGCGTATAATCTCTTCCTGTTATTGGTAAAACATCGTATGTATATCCTCCAAACTGATAGTTTGATTGTTCTTGTGCTATATTAGAACTTTTTAGCAGGTTAACATCCCCCACCTTCACCTTACTCACCTCACCCTTCACAGCCAACGTAATCTGTCCGGGTAAAGCCTCCATAATCGTGTCAGTCTCAATCTTAACCTTTTCCCCTACATACGAGTATGAAGCGGAGTTTATCGCGTTTATAATTGTCCGCTGCTGATCATAATAAGCCTGTTGAATAGTCTTGAATGAAGCGCTAACCGGTATGTTCTCTGGCTCGCTCGCCGAATGTGTTTCAAGCACATGATAGTAATCGTTGAAAGCATTCCGATAAGCAACGGTATCAATGCCATACCGTGTTGCATTAGCCAGAATAGAATCTCTTTCTGCTTTTAATGCCTCCATTTCCTGCTTTAACGCGGTCTTTTCAGTTGGTGATATGACACCATCATCCGCCCAGGTGTTCAATCTATCTTGGGCAGCTTTCGCATCGGTTTTGGCGATGTCTATTTCCTTGTTGGTTAATTCAAACTCCTGCTCGATGGTCTTTCCGTTGCGAAGGATGAAGATGCCTTTGAAATAACCGTTATTTGTATATACACCATTATCGTGCGGCTGCATATTATCCGGAAAATCCGGGTCCGTTATATGATCTAAATTCCCAAATACAGAGCGAGACGCTCCGGCAAATGACTTAGTCTTGACTCCACCTAATATCTCAATCTTAGGCTTGCCATCCTCGGCAGCCGACATATATATCAAGCTCTGACGAAGAGGATTCTCAGTATTACCCATCTGTACAACTTCATCACCGACAGTTGGCGTAATACCCTCAAATTCAGACTTAGGAATAGTTACGAGATTACCATTTACACTCGCAACTTCGCACCAATAGTATTTACCTTTTTTAGATGATGTATCCTCCATTTTTTGAGTAACAGTAACCTTTCCGTTACCATGTCCGGAATCTAATACAATCATTATACCAAGGTTGTATATCTCTTCGGATACATTGATGGCACGAATTACATTCTCGCCATTTGTCAAAAGCCCTCCTACAGTATCAGAACCGATTCCATCCTTTGATAAACCACTCCATACAGCCATAGCACCATCATACAAACCAGATATTTCTAATTTGCATTCTTTAGTCGTTATAGGAGCATCTGCTACATGTCCCTCTGGATACATGTAAAGTTGAAAGCCTGAATTTGCTGAATTATTCATGCTAAACTCAATGCTCGTGTTCGTTATCCTTACGCTATCATCTATGGCTGAACCATCATATAAATAGGCTGTAAATTTTGTGAAATCAAAAGCCGGTGACTGGATTATTCTTCTATCAAATACTTGACACCTCACTAAGTCGTGCGCCTGGAATGTTTCATCTTCATCCTCAAATTCAAGAATCCAAGATTGCAAATCAGAAGTCTCAGTAACTGCACTGACTTTCCCGTTCGCTTGGCTTATAACAAGAGCACCATTTATTGAACGTACTTTCTGTATAAGCAACTCAAATACATTCATAACTTTCCTCACATCTAGAATATCACATTCTATATGCCAGTTGCCATACTCGTCTTTATATATTTTAAAGCCTTCGCCTGTGAATCCCGGAACAAACTTCGGAGAAGAGATGTATTCTTTCAATATAGCTGCGGCAGCGTTTAATATGCCCTCCTCATATAGAGAAGCAGTAGGCTTTCCTTCGGATTCATTCCAACCGATTTCTATACCTTTACGAAAGGCCTGTTTGTAGAAGGTAACATCCTCTTGGTCTTTCCGAAAAAATGTTTCCAAAGACCGAAGGGAAGATAAAGCATTACGGTCAGTAAGCCTCGTTTTATCGTATCGCCCGACAATGTAAACACTTCCGGTACCGGAACCAGTAAAAGCCTCCCCTTTATATGTCAACGCTTCGACTTTACTTTCAATCTCTCCGATACGAGAATATTTAGTCGATTGTCCCACCGTATAAGTAACTTCATACTTCTTATCCAGTGCCTTTTCAAAGCCATATATACGAGATTGCCGGCTCTTTATTGCATAAGCCGGATTGATAATATTGACACGGTCCCCTATCTCCAAATCAATAACGCGTCCTCCATTAAATCCACCCACTTTTATCGGGTCCATGACGCATGTATATACAGATGGGTCTATTTTACTCTTCTCTACGTAGCTTTTTGTCTTTTCAAGCAATTCCTTTTCGGCATCAGGAATCATGGACACAGAAACAAATTTTGTATCATATCCATACAAGACATAAGTGTTCCCATTCTCAGGGATTAACGGGGCAGACGGAAGTTCGCGGCCGTAATCTTCATTCCTTACGATCTCCCATAACTGGGCAGCGGAGTTCCATGATCCGTCACTGTTCTTTTCATCCGCAGCACCCGGATTAAAGGTAACAGCGAAGTCCATACCGTTTAAAGGACCTGACTGAAATACAATTCTTAACTCCTGACCGGGGATAATATACTCTTTTGAAAAAGTTATGCCGGAATCCCTGAAACGGTAGGCATTCCATTTGACTTCCGTTGTGGTACCATCTTCATTCTCAATCTTGTCTGTGTATTCCTTAGTGGTCACGTCTGACATGGTACCTATACGTTTGGGGTACACGTCCTCAAATACAACGACTTCTTCAACAGCTTCTTCCGTAGACATATCCGGAAAAGCGTCAACATAAGGAGTACCCTCGGGAAGCATCAATCTTCTTTGGACTACTCCGTCGACCACAACACCGGTTATATCCGGACGATAATTAGTAGGAAGATTGCGGGTAGAACCGAAAGCGTAAACACGGGTAGCATAATTATCGTTGCTTTCAGAACGAGACATTTCGGAAACAAGCCCATTCAGTTCAAAATCTACCGCTGTGTTATATTCACATCTGCCCAAATGAATCACATTATCAACGATCCACCATTCAGCGTCCCATGTTTCCGCTATTTTGGTCAAAGCATCAATGATATTCGTATTATCGTACTGGATCAACTTAGCAGACTTCTCTACTGTGCTGTCAATAGAAAAAGTATATTCTACTCCTGAGTTGTATGTGTAACCTAAAGATTTTAAGTTAGAGACCACTATCGATAGATGTGCATCCGGAGTACGGGTAAGATTCCATGAAGCTTCGCGGTTACCACCTTGACGATCATAGAACAAGATCTTATTCTTCCACTTATAGTATTCCGCGTCAAGCCGGAGTTCATAATCATAGCCTCCTGTTGAAGTGTTGTACTTCGGGAATACAAGATCAACAATTTCAAATCGTCCAAATTCTGTTTCACAATAATCTCCCTTCTCAAAAAGAACCGGTTGGTAGACGCTGAAATGAAGAAGAATATAATCTTCTTTCATCAAAGTCTTACGGTATACAGAACCGGTATTCTCTACGAAAGAGAAACGTATTTTGCCAGTTATGTCTTTAATGCTAATCATATTGGTTTTTGTGCGCCTTCACACAATGCTTTTATTGAATGCAAATATAACAAAAGTGACATTGAAACAATCACTTTATAATTAAAATTATGTTATAGCCCTATCTGTCGGATTAGGTTCTACTAATTTCAACGAAAATTTAGCGATTTCTCTCATAAACTGTGTGAACTGATTACATGACAAATAAATAGTTTTATATACAATACTGGGTTGATATTTGCTTTTGATATGCAATACCCCAGTAGCAAGTTCTTCACAAAAAGAGTTGTACCGTGAAAAAAATTGCTCTTCATTTTTAGCTGTAAGATTAAATGTCAATGTAATATTCCGTTCATCAATTTTAGGATTTGATGTTATAACTCTCCTTCCGTGCTCCAAACGAGATTTGTTTTCTATAAAATCTTTCATTGGAGGTGGCGTCATCAATGATGATAAAGAAGAAGTATCCATACTTATACCCCATGTAGTATAAGCGTCTTTATTATTTATATAAAGTTCTCCCGCTGCCATATTATAGTCTATCATTAAAAACAGTAATCATCCTATCAAATTTATCTCCAAAACCAAGCATCAGCTTTGTGTGTTTCACAATATCTTCTAAATAGCCATTCGTAATTACGTGTTGGCTAAGGATATTACTCAAGGTAACATTCCCTTCTGTTGAGATTGAAATTAAAGAGTTAACTCCAACAACAACATTTATCATTTGATTCTTAATCTCTTCCCCTGCCATTTGCAAAGCTGTGAAACGTCCGCTTAATTCTCCTGCATCTTCATGTGTCATTTCGGTACCAAACCCTCGTTTTGTAGAATCTTGAGAAGCGGAAGTATCGGAACTCCAACCAAGCAAATCCTTTAATTCATCACGTTCTTTAATGGCATCATTAACAATACTATTCCACTGTTCTTGCAGATTCTTATATTCATCACTAGAGATACCGCCTTTATCTTCATTAGCCGAAGCAAAAGCATCATACCATTCTTGCAACCGTTTTTCATATGTCTTTCCTAACATAGTAGAAAGGATAGCTTTTTGCATATAAGAAGTGAAATCATCAGCGAAATCCTTAGCCGAACTATCCATATTCATCAAAGTGTCTACAAAACTGTCAAACACGCTATCAAACGATACTTGAGTAAGCTGTTCTTTGACTTGATTCTGTATATCCTCTAATTTTTCGGAACCATTCACAATATCTTGTATATACTTTATAAAGTCTTCGTTGACAGTATTGAGGACAGAGACTAGCTTAGGGTCGGCAAGCACTTCTTCTAGCTGTTCTGCTGAAAGATTTAATAAAGTTTCTGCATTTGTTACAGATTCACCAACAGCACTGGATATTCTGGCCCAATCTTCTTTATTAAGTCTTTTTTCTATTCGTTTGCCTAAAGAACTTGACCCGATACTGGACCCACTTTTTCTTAATTCATTCAGAAGTTCATAATATCTTTGGGTTTGTTGCTTTATCAGGCTTTCGGCCTCTTTCCCAACTTTATACGCTTCATCCCCATAAGACATATCAATATACTCTTTCTTCTTATTGATAAGTTCATCCCACACAGAATTAAGAGCTTCATATTGTGACTTCATTTCATTGTATCGGGAATAATCAGCACCAAACAAACCATCCAAGGCCTTTACAACTGATGAAATACCGGAAACAGCACTCATAGCACCACCTACAATATCACCAGACATTATCTGGCCAACTCCCATGGCTGTTTGGCCAACTCCACCTAACGCATCAGAAATACCAGCTATTTTATTACCAAGATCGTCGTTGCCAAATATTGTACCAAGATCCTGACCAAACTGAGATATAGCAGGAGTAAATTGAACAATAGCACTTCCGATCCCTGCAATCCCTCGAGCAATATTTTCCTGACCTCCTTTCGCTATTTCACCTGCCGCTTCTTTTACTTGCTTTTTGAAAAGCGCAAAAGGACTCTTTGCTCCCAATTCCTCTTTTAAACGACCAATAGCATTTCTTAGTGCCTCTGTTTGCTCGGTTGAAAGTTCTAAATTTTGAAGGGTATTGTCACTTATCCCAAGACCTAAAATATCCTTCTTTGAAACTGTCTTTCCACCGATTTGAGCATTTCCCTGTTCATCCTTAACGGCACCAAGGTATTGCATCAATAATTCGGCTTTTGCAATGATGGACTGAATCTCGTTCACACTCTTTTGGGAAGCATCAGCAAAGAGCTGCCCCATTAAGGTTGTACTATTCTTTACGGAGTTGTCAAAATCATCAAGCGCATTAGCTTTCTCTTTCATCAAGATAGCTACATCACCCGCCGTTTCGGCCTCCTTTATGGCCCTATCATATTTCTCAATAATGGCCAGCCTTTTCTGTTGATAGTTGCCAAACTTGATAAGATATTCGTTCCAAGACGCCTCTTGTTCGCGTATTTTATCATCAAGTTGCTTTCTAGACGTGTTCCCTATAATGGTATCCCAGATAGAGCTAATCTTCTCTGTATCCACCTTAGAAGAATCAAAAGTCTTTTTCTGATATTTGTTATTCTCTTTAACCTTCAACTCTTCCTGAGCATCAAAAATCTCTTTCTCAGCTTGAATTACAGCCTGGATCATATCTTCTTTTTGCCTTTCCAGTGATTGGATCTCTTTCCGGTTATCCAATTCCCTCTGCATACGTTTTTTCTCAGATCCATCAGCCATGGCATTGATCTCAGACTGTGAGATTTCCATTTCCATATCTTCAGCCTGCCTTTTACGCTGGATTGCCTGTTTGCGTTCTATTTCAGAGATCTTATCATTCTGGGAACGAATGCCTTCTTGCTGTTTGCGAAGTTTTTCAGCAGCAGATTCCTGTTTGGAAGAGGTGTCATAAACCTTCAGTTCTTTTTCAGCCTCCTTTAGCTTTTTAACATTATCCTTGTAACTCTTTACAACAGCAGTATCTATACCTTTAAAGTTACCAGCGTCCAACAATCTCTTTTGAGAAGATGCAATAGATTCTAAGGCATTTTCAGCTTCTTTTTTTTGATTCTCCCAATATTCTTTGTCTTGTACAGTTGGAGCATTTTTAGCTTTTTTCGATTCTTCTTTGGCTTCCTCAAAAGCCTTAAGGGCCTCTTGATATATTTCCAATTCTTTTTCAGCAGCAGCTAAATCTTCCTTTAATGCCCCAGTATACCCACCAGCATTTTGAGTTTTTATTAAGCTACTCCTTAGCCCCTGTATTTTTTGTTGAGACATTACAACCTTTGTTTTTAGCCCAATACGTTGCTGTCTTAAAAGTTCATCATTCTCAAGTTTTGTAAGCTCAGCATTTGTTTTCCGTTTAGCTGCTTCCCAATCCATATCTTTAAAAACTTCTGGCATTAAACGCTGAAGTTTACGATATGCAATGAAACGCTCTTCTATAGATTTAGATTCATCACTTAAAATATTAGAGAGTTGACTTGCCTTATTTTTCAACTCTTCATAATGATTATTTTGTGCCTCAAGTGCATCGTTCGTTTTACGAATTGCTTGTTCCGTATCACTTTCTGCTGTAGCAAATTTATATATACCATAAACCAATCCTGCAATAGATGCAGCAACCAATATATAAGGATTTTTAAGCATGGATAAATTTAAGGCATCTTGAGCTTTCTTCGTAAGCACTAACCACCCATAATGAATAGCTTCTTTCGCCGTTAAAGCAGTTATACCGGAAGCTTGCAAAGCCTGCAATGCAGTCGTAGCCATAAGGGCTGTACGGTATACTCCATAAGTTCCTACTATTTCTAATAAAAGAGCTCCTACCTTTTCGTAGTTTTCAACCAGATAAGAAACCCCAGACAAAGCATCATTGATAATACCTTCATTGGCTTTACCAATTTCATTGAACATAGTAGCAATTGCATCTTCAATATTTGAAATCTGACCAGCAATCGTTTTAGATTGTTCCTGCATCAAGTTGAAAAACATTCCACCTTCATTTGTAAGATTCTGGATAACTTTCTGCACTTCAGGAAAACCAACCTTCCCTGCTTCAACCAAACCTTTTACTTTCCCTTCAGCGACACCAAATACTTTTGCTAATTCGCGAATCATAGGGATACCACGGCCAGTAAATTGGTTTAAATCCGCCGTGTATAACCGTCCTTGCGTCATGGTAGTACCGTACAAATACACAATATCACCAAGCGGCTGAGAAAGACCTGCTGCTATATTCCCAAGACGTATCAAATCATCATTGACATTCTCAACGTTTTCTCCGTAAGCAAGAAGCTGTTTGGCTCCATTTGCAACTCCTTGCAAATCAAATGGTGTAGTAGCAGCTGTTTTGACCAACTGTTGCATAAGAGCATTAGCTTTATCTTCGCTACCAAGCATTGTCTTAAATGCAACTTCCAATTGTTGAAACTCGCCGCGAACATGTGCTATATTTGAAATTAATTCTTTTGCAGTGAAACCAACTCCAAATGCGGCAGCAGCTTTAGTCATACGGTTAAATAAATCTTCTATACCTAACCCACTTTGTTCTATTTGTCGGGATGTGTTTTTTACTCCATTTTCACACTCATGAAGTTTACGTATAAAGTTGGAGTTGTCACCGGTTATGTCGAAGTGTAATCCAGCCATAAGTCTTTTCGATAGAAATAGTTCCGTGCAACATCACACGGCATTGCAAAGATAATAAAAGTGACGTATTAAATGCCACATACATAGCAAAAACATATTTAATAGATTATTTTTTTATCTTTAATTTTGTTTATATTGTTATATAAAATATATTTGTGCATATATTATTATACAACAATAAAAGCATGGACTTTAAAGATCAAATCTTACAACTTGCAGAACGTATCCAAAAGCAAAAGGATAGTATAGCTACAGAAGAGGCTACGAAAACAGCATTTATTATGCCTATGATCGCTGCTTTAGGCTACGATGTATTTAATCCTTTTGAAGTCATTCCAGAACTTGATTGCGACCTTATAAAGAAAAAGGGAGAAAAGATTGACTACGCCATAATGAAGGACGAAAACCCAATAATACTCATAGAATGCAAACACTGCAAACAGGACTTAAACTTGCATGACACGCAACTACAGAAGTATTTTGTTGCATCAAAAGCACGATTTGGAGTACTTACCAATGGGATAGAATACCGCTTTTATACAGACTTGGAGAAAATCAACATCATGGATGAAAAGCCGTTTCTTATTGTGGATATGCTTGAGTTATCAGATGCGGATATAGAACAGCTAAAAAAGTTTCATAAATCATATTACAACGAAGAGGATGTTCTAAGTACGGCAAATGAACTTAAATATACAACGGAGATAAAGTCTATACTAAACAACGAGTTTTCATCGCCAACACCTGAATTTGTACGATTCTTCGCCCGCCAAGCATACACTTCCGGGCAAATCACATCCAAGGTTATAGATATGTTCACTCCACTTGTAAAGAAATCCATCTCATCAATTATCAATGACATCATTTCAGATAGGCTAAACACAGCCATAAAGAATGGTGAGCAGACATCTGATCCACTCCATATGTCAGACAATACATCCATAAATACTTCCACAGAAAATACAGAAGAGAAACTCCCGGACGGAGTTGTATATATGGACAAAGAATCCGGCATTGTGACAACACAAGAAGAATTGGATGCCTACAATATCGTGAGGAGCATCTTAAGAAAAAGTATAGATGCCACACGTATAACTTACAAAGACTATAAAACATATTTCGTTGTCAATCTTGATAATAGTGAGTGGTTCTGGATATGCCGTATTTCCATAGGTACGAGAAAGAAGCGAATAGGAATACCAGTAGATAAATATAAAAGCTGTGAATGGATTCAGATTGATAACATAGATGATATATTCAAATATGCGGATAAATTGGAAGAAGCACTTAAAATGGCAATCAGAGAATAATCATTAAATACATACATCATGAAGAAAATTTTATTTTTATTGGGTGTTTTATGCTTATATACATCTATAAATGCCCAAGTAATGAGAACAGAAGCGTTAGAAGAGTACGCCAAAGAGAGATATGGCGAAAAGTGGACTGAAGCAGCAGCAACATTAGGTTCTCAACTCGCTCTTGACAAAAACAACTCTTTGACCTACACTCAGATTGTAGAATGTGGAGAATCCACAAAGGAACAGTTATATGTAATATTGAACTATTGGTTTACGTCAACGTTCAATGATGCAAACTCTGTCATAAAATTAAATGATAAAGATGAAGGAGTAATAATAGCAGAAGGATATGTGGCAGACATCGCAGGCCATATAGGAGGAATGAACGCTTATAATATTAGTATCCGTCCAGTCATAAAAGTAGATATAAAAGATAGAAAAATACGGGTTACTTACACCGTACAGTATTATGATGTAATAAAATCAGTTGGTGGCGGAATCATGGGAGCGATGAGTAGTACAGCACCTGTAAATGGGAATGAAAAATGGACTCTTGATAGTTGTTACCCTTTTGTGGGAAAAGACCAGCACAAGGCAAAAAAAACTTCATCAAAAGCATTAGTCATGACACATGCTTACTCTAATGTCATTTTGGACAAAATTGAAGAAGCTGTAAAAAATGGCATTGTCGGGAATGAAAACGATGATTGGTGATTATTTGTAATTGTCCTATTTTACCAATAAATAAATCACGAGGGTTACACAAAGCCTATCGTGATTTATTGCCCTTTATCTTTTAGACTGTTCTATTTATCGCGTTTAGCACTATTGAGTTTGAGGCTTCTTTATGTTTACCTACTTCTCCCACTGTTTCAAATCTTGAAAAGTTATTTTGACGATTCTTATTAAGCGGCTCTGTATTCACGATACATATTTGAAATAATAGCGTATATCTTATCCAAAATGTTATTCCTTTCCGCTATTTCGAGTTTTGTTTCTCCCTTGAACTTCTTCTTGTAGTTACCGATGGAAATGTGATACAGATAATATAGTTGCTCATATACTTTGTGCCACACGTCCTGCTGGCTGGTATTGGTAGCTGACGCGTATTGATTGACCAGCTTTCGGATCTTGTCACGAAGCGACAGTTCCGGCACTTTCTCGGATGAAACAGAAACAGCTAAAAGCAACTTGCCGTTTTCTTCCCTTTCCTGCTCTATCGCATCAAGACGCTTTTCAACATTTTCAAGTCGTTGTTCGTGTTCAAGATTTATATTTGCTTGCATTGCAAACATCTGTGCAGAGGTGAGCGGTTTTTGTTGCTCTTTTAGAGCTTTTTCCATTGCGTTGAAGGCTGCGATATAGTCTAGCTTGAATTTAAGGGCTTTCTTCCCAGTAAAACCCATCGCCAAAAGAGTAAATCCATCACGATTCATTATAAATCGTCTTGCAGATTTTACACCTCCATTGGGCTGTGGAACATCTTCTGTATATTCCACAAACATGTTCCGAACTTTTGCGTTACATTCATTATCAGAGTTTTGCAATAAATTATCTATTGCTCTAACTACATCGTTTGGTTCTTTTTTAAACTTCTCAGCCACCAAAAGGCTGCTTGTTAAAACTTGGTCATTCTGACCTTTGAAAACAAGTTCATTCATAAACTATAATTTAAAGTTATATTGTTCTTTTAAATGTGATGCAATCGGTTATTCTTATTAAGTTTACCATAATGAATGGCTCTAATATGATTAATAATATCATTTAAGGCTTCTGAATTAATAACTTGCTCATTAGTAACTCTTATGGTTGTTATCCCCTTTTTAAGAGATAGGTAGTCCCTCTGTTTATCGTAATCTTTATTTAGAGAATGGTATCCTCCGTCAATTTCAATGGCAATTTTAGATGTCTTTATATAGATGTCATAGAAATAAATATGATTACCAATAGTTATTGATTTTTGCCTAATACATTTATTTTTTATACACTTTGGCAAATTGTTATAAAGGATAGATTCTTCTTTTGTTGAATGGGCTAATAAGTTTTCCCTATTTTTATCTATCCATTTATTTCTTTTATCTTTTACTGATTTAGCCCATACTTTTAATTCATTTCTCATGTTATCATATTTACAATATATACCGTACCCTATCCCTCACCTACCTAATATTTAATTAGGAGACTGGGTTAACATTCAGACTACATAATATATAACTGAATGTTTGTGCTGATTATACAGTTCCGCCCTCACCTACCTAAGAGTCTTATCTCTTAACTTGTATCTCGGTCTCTTGTCAAAGTGGTAAAATCTTTGTGAGTCGCCTGTCGTTGGTACGTGGAACGGAGCAGGACATTACAAGAGTTATAATCAACATAAGAGCCAATTTATCTCTCCGCTGTCAAAGTTCGGAACGGTTGGCACTGATAGAACCGATTGTATAACTGGCTTTAAATAGAAAGCCCCGTAATAGGTACGAGCTACTACGAGGCTATTCATATATAAACTCCATACAGGAGAATACTGAATCAATGTCTGGTAACATCTCGTACTTGTTACAGATGCAAATATAGATATATTTATCTGTATTCGATATAAAACAGATAATAATTAAGATATTTTAAAAATCACGTAGTGTTCACGTAGTGATCACGGAATAATCAGTGATTAATTACGGAATAATACCGTATTATTTCGGAAGAAACTGGGGTTATTTCCGAAGAAACCCAGTTATTGCATACATTTATGTTGAATCAATCCCATTTCATTGCCTTAATCCTTGCCATATTTGCCGGATCATCAGCATTTATCACGTTGCGGTCTTTAGGTATATTAACTCGCTTACGTTCTTCGTCAGACAAATAGATAGACGTTATAGAATCGGCAAGAAGTAGTTGCAGATTGGCATAGCTTATTCCCCATACAACATATTCAAAAGTCCAGCCATAACGTTCACAAGCAGAACTTATTAGTGTACCGTATATACTTTTTCCACCGAAAACGAAAGAATTATTGTCTCTTTTAGCCTTCATCGCCTTTTCTTGCCACTCTTTTTCTTTGTCAATGCCTAAATGCTTAGTAAATTGAGATATATCCCCTTCGGAAAGGACCATCACAAGCAGTTGTGCCAAACTTTCATTATCAAGTTCTTTAATAAAAAAATCACATCTTTCCTGAATCACATCATTATCAAACAAATCTTTTTTCTTATTAATTGTGTGATAGGATAATATACGGCATACAATATTTTTCTTGTCTTGGCATAGCCTTAAAGCCTCCATGTATGGATTAGCGTGTACTATTTTTAGATTTATATTCAAGGAAGACATAAGGCGTGAAATAAGATATGTTTTACCAAGAGTAATAGGATAAAGATAGAACTTTCTTTTACCCACTTTAAATCCTCTCGGAACGCTCATTATTATATCAGCAATATCCGCGTCTATATCTTTTATAGTTTCTTTCATCATCAATTATTTTTTATCGGCTATCTTCACAGACAACCGACATTAAATTATGAACAACAAATCAGATTCTCAAAAAACAGAGCGGAGATACGGACTTGAACCGTAACCTGATATCTGGATGATATATATGCAACCATTACACCATCTCCGCAAAACACGTGGGTACTACGCCCCCACGCTCGGCATTACCTATCAAAACTTAACCTCCTATACCAGGATTAGGAGCTACTTCAAACTTATCCCCATCTCCGGATTCATCTTCTGGATCACATTCAATTTTAGTTGGTGTACCAGTGTTCGGAGTGACAATAATTTTACCCCATTGAATTTGCTTTTTGTCGGAACCAGGTTTTAATGCATCAAACATATACGCCCAAACACCACCATCTGCCGTAGTAAATGTATCTTCAACAGAAACAGTAGTCTTTTCCATACAGAAACCTTGAACTTCCGGATCCTCCGGCTGTAACGCAATAGCGTAATTGTGAGCAACTACACCATCACTATCACTAATAGGTCTTTTGCGTCCCTTTGCGGCACGAATGTTGAGAGCAAGAGCATAAGTATTTTTGCCATACTTTACGTCTTCGTTTTCCCCACCTTCAATCTTGGCTTCCTGTTTATCTCCTTTGGTTGTTGTCAATTGTGTAGAATCCTCTACAGGAGTCGGAAGCTCTTCCCACTTTGGAGAACTTGCATCCAAATCTTTAATAAATATACGAGGTTTCCCCCACCCTATAACTGCCATAGCTCTATATCACTTAATATAGTTAATAATTATTCGTTATTTATCTCAATATACAGTTTGTTATTAATGAAATGTTCAGTATGTCCATCTTCAAAGGTCACTCCTGTTGGAATGGTTTTTTGAGAACATTGCTTAGGTACCGTATGATACTCTTCCTCTCGTATGGAGAAAAGGAACTTACACAATTCGCATAATTTACCTACACGGACCGTATTTCGTTCCCATTGTTTCGTATCTTCATTCCATTGGTCACTAACGTAAACATTGATATTCACATAAGCCCGTTGGATTTGCCCGCAACCCTCATTAGCAAGTACTGATATGACAATATCTTCCTTGTCTGATTTGTTAGGTCTACCTCTATCACTCAATTTTCCAGTAACATTTTGTTCAAGAGCTGTACCTTTAATCTTGTGATAGACAAACTTCTGTATTTCAATGTCCGATTTCATCTAGCAATCTGTTTTTTCAGTTTTTCAAGCATCTTAGGAACCTGTTCGGTAGCCCATAGTTCTGTTGACGCAAGCACATCCTTGTTATCCATCGCTTCTACTTTTTCTGCATAATTCATTCCAGCAACTATTACCAGCACATAATCATTCAAATATCTTTTTACGATTTCTTCAGCTAGATCTTTTCCCACTTTTACGCCTTCTGAACCTTGCTTTACTTGGTTAAAGTCTGAGTATTGGACAATACTGCCATTATGTGCTATTACATACCCTACTGAACTACGTAAATTTCCAGATTGATCATACCAGCTTTTCTCACCGCCTCGATTACGTACCCTAGTGACACATTGTTCACCGAGATACGATAAGGCCCGTATTATCAATCTTTCAACCCGCTCTGCCTCTTTCATAAGCTTGTCATGAACTTCATCCAGCTTAGTAGTCATCTTTATGCCCATATACTAAACCCATATTTTACACTGAAGCTGATAACGATGGAAACCTTTGACTTTAAATTCTCTTTCAATTCCTCCAAGCAGGCCTATTTTAACTCTATCTCCAATAGTAAATGTATGACAATTACTCGGTAGATAAACCGTATATGAATAGCTCCTTATAACACCGTCCTCAAACTCTCTTTCTTCTGCTCTACCAGATGGTACTGCATCGCAAGGAATCGAACCACTCCACTCAGATAGTCCGGGATGATAGTCTCCGTTTTCATCTTCGTATCCTTGTGTGGATATAAGATATTGCAAACGGTGTGGATTTCTATTCAATACAGCCATTACTATAACAAGCAATCACCTACATATACCATCGGCTTTGCCTCCAGTTCTACCGAAGGCTCACCAATAGTATTGTAGATAGAGTTGACACGTAACAAAATTCGCTCTTTGTCTTTATCAGATAAAGCTCCAAAAGACTTATCTGCTTCAGAAAAATTGATAGACTGAACTAAAGACCAAAGACAATCAGCTAATGCCCCCTGATATTCGTTGGAACGAGAAACGTCATAATCAAACTCTTCATCAACTTTGAGATTACGTTTAATCATAACATTCTCTACAAAACCAGCTGGAATCGGGTAATGTATTTCGTCTATAAGGGCTTGCTGAATTGTCTTCATGGATTATGTTGTTTTATGGGATTCAACCGCTTTTTTCAACGATGCTTCGTCTGCATCACTCAATCTGTTGACTGCCGCGATAAGTTTATCATCGGAAACGGTGGAAGTCAAGTTTTTACCAGCGATTTTATTGTATTCTGTCACAAATTCTGGCTTCTTGTAAGTTACTCCCCAAATCGTAATCTTTACATCAGTAGAATCCTCAGATTCTTTCGTTGTATCTACTGTTTGAGCTTCCAGAATATCCAATGAATAAATCTGGTCTACATTCTCAATAACCGGCAAACAAAGAGCCTGCCCATTCGTAAATTCCTGCAACGGGTCTGTTTTGGAGTAACGGCTAATCAGCTTATATTCATCAACAATGGTATATTCTACTCCCTTGACAGGGTTAGTAGATTCAGCCAAAGTTCCCCATACAAAAGAACCTACATTGTCAGCAGAAGGAAGGAATATAAGTTTATTTGCGTTCCACGGCTTATAAGAAACTCTTTTACCATTCTTTTCATAAGTGACAGAACGATCAATCTTAAAGAATGAAATGCCATTATATTGATCAGAAAATGCTTCATCAAACAACGTAGAAGTGGGAACAGGCAACTTTGTTTCATTATCAAAGGTTTGCCCTCGATAACTTGCCACCAATTCCTTAGCCCATTGAGATTGACGCATTTTGTTATAGGTAGACAACGCTAACATGATAACAGAAATGCTATTCCCGTCATCGTTGGCTTTACCTATAACTCTTTCAATATCATCACCTGTTACTTCTCCGGTAGTAACAACACCAAAACTATGTTCTGGCAAATAACCATAATTTACACGAAGTCCGAGACCGGAATTTTTATCATCATCACCTTCAACAATAATAACCCCATCAGACAGCCCAGTAAGGAAATTAGCTTCATTCCTTTCATCAATACCAACAGAACATGCGGTTCCGTCATCAGTTAATCGAGAAAAGATTCTGTTTTTGAGAGATTTTTGCGCTTCCTCTGTAGTGGCATTAGACAAATGTGCTTTCATGATATTAATAGCGTTGATCTGAGTTTCTCTCAGAATCTTTTTAATACCAACTTTAGGCAATTCACCACTAGAACGTGCAATAGAGTCACGTTTCTTGGGAGACAAAGGAGAATCCATAGCTACCATATCCGCTGCTACATAAGTAGTGTTAGCAGAAGTACCTTCCCATTTTTGATCAGGAGAATATACTCTGGTAAGCATAGTTTTGTGAAGATAGGTCAAATTCTTATTTGTTCCATTGATCTTTTCTTTCACATATAGGCTCAATTTGGGCCATATTTTTTTTACAAATTCAATAAATAATGATTCATTCATCTTTCACCTCCTTTTTAATCGTGTAAAAAAGCCAATTGCGGCAATGCCGTTTTTAATGCAGCCTTAATGCTGTCAATAGGATAAGGACTCGCCACATCATTTACTTCACCAGCATACATAATACCAACGAATGGCTTGTCGGCAGGTTTTGAACAAACAACAACACCAACGTATTCATGATTAGATGGCAATGATTCGTAAGCTGTGCCTGCTGAGTTAACAGGCATTGGCTTATAGGTATCGTTCTCTGTATCGCGGATAACAATATGACCGGCTTTAATTACAGACTGCTTAAATCCAGTCATGTCTAATGTCCGCCCATTCATAATTCCGCCCAAATAGTTACGAATAACAATCGAATCCATTCCGGTTAAAATCGTCTCCTGTTCGTTTACTAAATCAGCTTTTGCGCCCATTTTAATTTTACTTTTGATTAAAGGCCTTTAGCAATTGCTATAACCTCTTCATCGGTTAATACTTCATTTTTTTCTTGCTTCTTACTTCCTGCACCTGGAGGATTCCCCAAACTAGATAGTCCTGCGTCGGCACGTTCTTGGTTGTAAGATTTTAAATCTTCCTCAACTTCGGAATAGAATTCTTCAAACTCTTCATCATTTTCAAACTTCATTTTATTGAAGGATTTCAATGTGCGAGTTCCGAATGTACCAGCATCTTTTAAAAGGGTTTCAAGTTTCTCTCTACGTGTAGTGGTAACTTTTTCACCTTTCAATGCTGCGATTTCGTCATTCAGTGTTTGTACTGTCTGAACCAAACCTTTAGCCCATTCCGGAGCATCATCATTCTTTCCTTTGTTTTTGGGATTTTTGGTGTTTGAACCAGCTTGACGTCTTTGATTATCCGAAGCTCCGTCGTCGTCATCATCGTCATCGTTGTCGTCGTCATCTGTTTCAGGGTGATTTTTCTTCCATTCATCAAGCAAGCGATTGGCTTGTGACTGGCCGAAAGGTAAGTAACGTAATGCGGAGTCAATCTCTTTGTCAATTTCTGCATTTACGTCTTCATCTGAGGCATCATCTGCGGAAGTAAGGTTATCGGCAATCTTGGCAGCAATACCCTTTAATTCCCTTGAATTGAACCCGAATGCCTTCACTTTCGGTTTCAATCTCAACAATACTTGTTGTTTTCTGTCCATTGTATAATGTTTTAATTACAAAAATAGTCTGCGTAGCACGTATGCCAGCAGACTATTCGCTTAGAACTTTACTAAACATTAGAGCAATGAGTTTCGTTCAATCGTGCTAAATTGAAGCAAATCACAACACGACAAGTTCTGTGGCGTACATCTTCATACGCTTCTGACACAAAGGTAGCAAAAGTGACGTTTTAAACGCCACTTTCAATGTTAAACTATCATAATAAACGCACGGCACGAGAGTAATCTTGTACTTCGTGCCGTGAAACTGAATGTAATTGTACATCAGCGATTATTCTTTAAGATATTTATATGCTTTTATGTATTTGTTCAATCTGTAAAGATCCTTTTCTGTAAGTTCATTCAAACGTGTTATATCCATGTTGTCTTCTAAATCATGTAGTTTTACTTGTCTTCCTATAGGATTAAGCCTAGAGCGTTTTATGAAATCTTCATAGTTTTCATCCTCGTTGCGAGTGACAGAAAGTATAGCATCTACTATATTACGAGGAAACCCTTCCATAAGTAAATATTCAGCGGTAACTTCGGTATCTTCTATTGTATCGTGCAGCAAAGCAACAATCCTTTCGTCATCAGTAGAACATCTGTTTGAGACACGGATAGGATGGAAAATATAAGGTACCCCAGCTTTGTCAACTTGATAAAGATGCGCATCAGTTGCTATTTGAAGAGCTTTTTCTAATAAAGTACTAGTATTTGTCATATTCTGATTTTGAAATCTCTTTTCCTCCAAGAATTATATCACACACTGTATCATCGGATTGCGGAATTTCTATTTCATTACGTCCATGATGTTTTATATATGATTTTGTTTGGCCGTTATCGAAATATAAACGGATAACAGCTTCTTCAAAATCGTCAAGTAAATAAACCGTTTCGCCTGACTGTAATTTATTATATAATTCCTTCTGGTTCATTTTTATATGTAAAGATAGTGATTTTTATTGGAAATGACTATAATATTCGATTGATTTTTCAACTATTTTTTGCGCCTTTTTATCAGCTTTGTCTAATACTCGCCATTCTTCATAATATTTATGCCCCAGCCCCCCCTTCATACCTGTTTGATTTTGTATATTCTTCCAACGTTTTTCTCCAAGAATTCGTTTTGCGTCTTCCGGTTTTTCTTTGGCATAAATCATACGGTCTGTATTAACTTGAATCTCAGCAATTAATCCGTTAGATGTTTGAATATTAACTATATTGCCACTATATCCCATAAATGATTCCGGCTTTTGTCTTTTCAGTCGCACAAACGAATCGTTTTCAGATAGTTCGTTCAAGACTTGATCTATTTGTGATTTGGGAACTATGATTGTCGTCCTAACTGCGTCTTTTATATCGTATGGAGTTATACCCTCCGTTGTCGCTTTTCTTGTTATTGATGAAATGCTTTTGTAATTGATTGGAGTTACAAATCCTTTATTATTTTTAGCGATGGATTCTGCTAAACTTTGTACCTCCTTCCCAACTAAAGAAGCACGATTAACAAGCTCTTTAGCTGAATTCTCAGTATTTATATTCTGAACAATTGATTTGTTATCTCTCAAAAAATAAGGTAAGGTGTTTCTTTCCCGCGCTTTCTCAATCTTTTGTTGGTTGTCAAGTACCCATTTTTTAAATTCGTCAGGAACATCCTTTACTTCATTAATACTTTCTGTAGAAACATCGCTCAGTCCATCCCATTCCCAGAATTCTTCTTCTGTTTTGAGGATAGGGACTTTATAGCATAAGTCGTTCGGGTGCCATCCTGTCCAGCTGAAATCTTTAGGATATTTTCCGGCAAGTGTATCACAAATATCTCCATGTGGCATACGGTTGTGATGAGAGGAACTTAATTTAATTTCATATCCTACTACGAAATCCATTTGCTTCCAACGTTCATTTTCGGATGTTCGATAAGCCATGTTTATCTCCGAACGGGCTAGGCGGATAGATCTGTATTCACAATCTTGTATATGTTCAGCACTTCCGTATCTGTCTTTATAATCTTTTTGCAGTGATGGAAAATCAAGTAAGTATTGAGATATTTGCTTACTCAACGTAACAGCGCTGGTTCCTTTTTGAATAGCGCATGAGATCGCAGCCTCCAATTCCTCTTTGTAGATCATAGATTGCTGCCAGAGTTTTGCCGATATATTGAATCCTTTATCCTTCCGGTTTTGAAATGCTTTCAGAGCATCAGAATTTACTTGATACAAAACTTTATATTTCTCTCTATCAACTTGTGCGTTATATGCTTTTAATACTCTGTTTGCTATCAAATCCTGTGCTTCATTACTATTTTTCCATTCTTCGGTCGTACCACGATAGATAATTGCGTTTATATCTTCTACGAAATGCCTTTGTATGTCGTCAATTTGTTTTTTAGTTTGAGGGTAATCGGACCATTTAAACGGTTTATTGCTATCAGAGGAATATTCCGTACGTGAAACAGCTTTGGCGGCGTCCAAATTCAGTGTGTCGTATATCTGCTCAACAAGAACGACATACCTATTTATCCGACTGTTAAGTTCTTGATACTTCTTTTTCTGATTTGGAATTTTAGGTTTTGCCATATTGTCCTATTTTTAATATTACGCTATAAGTTGTCAGAAAAATCACGGGGGTTAGACTAATAATTATGGCATATTTTTAAGATCCTATTCTTTCTTCTTAAACTTATCACATATATTACGATTCAAAAATTTAGTCCATTTAGATAGCCGACATCGACACATAAACAATTCACCTTTACTATTTTTCTCATGCCAATCGTAGCTATGTACACAATCTCGACAATGATATTTAGACTGAATCATTACCTCCTTTGCCATCTACGCAGTTTTTCTTGCTTTTTATCAATTTCTGGATACAAATGATGCTTCACTATAACTTTACCGCAGATATGGCAATCTCGTACAACATATTCTACCGTAATAATTCTTGTATGCTTCTTCATATTATTCCTCCTCAATCCTATCAGGTGCCGGCATTTCCAATAACCGAATAGCTTTAATTGTCTCCTTACCCTCTAATATAGCTTTGCATAAACGATGATAGCCATCAGCAATTTGGCCAACTTCATCTAATATGATAGGATAATCAAGCGAACAGTTACGAACCCGCTTGCATTGGAATATGAAACTATGAAGTTGGCTGCATTCAAATGCTTCAGTAGTCAAATCAATGCACCAAAGTTGCATATCCATAACTGGATACTCTTTTGCCTTAGCAAAATCGTATAACGTTTGGGCATTCCATATTTTGTTACCTCTATGATATTCGCTTTCGGCAAACGTCATTTCATCTATTGGAACTTTCATGTGATTCTTTTTTGATATAGACTTTGATTTCACCGGTAACATGAAGTTCGTCACCAACCTTTTCAACGGAGTATTCAACCAACCCTCTTTGGTTGATAGAGTTGTTGATTGACTGGCGCACTTCGTTCTTAAGTTCTCTGATAAGCATTTCATCGGCTTTGCGATTAGACCAACCTTCATCTAATTTCATCTTTTTGCGATAGTCCTTGATTTCTTTCTTGGTCCGTGCAAGACATATGCCTAGCTTCTTTGCTTCGTAGTTATCAACTCGTTCAATACTACTCAGTCTTTCTTGTGGGTTGATCTTCGATGCTAATCTAATAAGCCAGTTTGATATTTTTTTCTTCATGATTTTAAGTTTTAAGCCAGCAGCATAAACAGATGCCTACGCTGCCTTTAACTTTTCTACAACTTGACAGATAGGTTATTGTACAATCTCCCAATCTTCGGCAAATACATCACTGATAGACGGAACCCATGAATCAGCACGACCAGTATTTTCGTTGTAGATAAGACACTGGCTTGTATAGTCTATGAAGCCCTTGCCTTTCAGAATAAGGTCTTTTGCTGATTGCGGAAGTGATTGCATCTTGGGGATAATACCACTTTCGATATGCGCTGGTATTTGTTTGAATACCATCAGACCTTTACCGTTCCAGCCTTTTCTACGGATGGCAAAACCGAACTTCAACGCTTCGATTGCATCTCCAAAGGACATTCTTGGAAGTGTTGTAATGCTTGTTTCTCCTTTAGCTATGGACATTCTTTGTTCAATAATACTTCCATATCTATTCATCACATTTCGTTCCAATGATAACAGAAATGCCGGATAATCCTCTTGTACAATTTCACGGAACTTATCCGAATCTACAAACTTTTCGCACTTGTCATACTTTTCTACAAGATCATCATGCTCAATCTGCAAACGGTCAAGGAAAGTGTCAGCGCATTTATATGCTTCCTCAAACGGTTCGGCAGGAGACCAGCTTTCGTAACCGTCCTTGTACCTTACACGATACCCATTTTTGTCCTTTTCGGATTCGGTGGGTACTCTGCCTACTTGCAATAAACCTTTTTCAAATGCTTCACCCATTGTTATAGGTTCCGCTTCAATTTGTTTTGTTCCAATGTACTTTTTCATCTTTATATTATTTAAAATTATATGTTTATGCTGGATTATATGTACCAGAAATAGGCGCTGTACTTTCATCATCTAAATGCGCCGTACCTGAAATAGACGTTCCGGTAATACTCAATTCAATGGACATAATTTTTGCGCCAGTCGCACCTTTTTCTCCATCACTGCCATTTGTCCCATTATCCCCCTTGGTCCCTTTTAGATTTTTAAAGTCAAACTGTAATTTACCATCTTCTGTAGAAACGTTCACAGATGGAATACCAGTATTATTATCAATAGTCGCTTCTACTTCTGTAATAGAAGAACTGCTACCGTTTGGTTGTTGTATGACAATCATTTTGGCGGCTTTTACTTCCGTCTTACTAATAATACGTATCATCATTCCAATAGGTATATCCAAATCAAATATCCTCTTTCTACAATCAAAATCCAACTTATCGTATGAGCTTGGCTCCATATCTGGCATGTAACGATAAAAAACAAGATTATCTGCCGTATTATTATCAATCTGAATCACACACTTGCCTTTTGATTCAAAATCAGCTACATACAAACCTTCTTTTTCATTAAATTCAATATTTTCCACACTATTAAATGTTTAATTATTTTTACATATATATTTTTAATCAATTCTTTTACAAAATTTTTATATACGAGATAGCATTTATACAAAGGTAACACTACTACAACTCTTCATCTTCATAAGTCATCTTTGCACTCATGACACCCACCGAACTTAGTATCTTGATAGAAAGCCCTTGTTGTACGTCAAGTTCAAAAATCATATTGTCATTGAATTGAGCGGCAGGATATTGATGCAATAGCGCATAATCCATTCCTTCCAACTTTGCGTATATACTAAGTGTGCCACTTTTCTCTCTGTCTATCTGTATTACACATTTCCCAACAGAGGTAAATTCGCAGGAATATCCCTGTTTTTCTTTATTAAATTCTAGAGTATCCGTTTTTGCCATAATATTTATATTTTAGATTATTATTCTGATTGTTCAAATATGTTGCTCACTCTGATTCTAGAAGCAGTTTCATCTTCTTTTTGAATTTGAGAGAGAGTCTCTTGCGGATCGGTAGAAATGCCCAAGTTCTTGATGGCCTCTAATTGACTGACAACCGCTTTCCCCCCACTGGCTGTAACCCACTTCTCTATTTCTGACTTTTCATCATTTTGGATAAACGGAGTAATAACATGCTCAACTTCAACATTATCTACTTCACCTTTCCACGTAACATTCATCATTTTCAAGAAGGCCTTAATTACACTACATTCGCGTTCAAATGCTTCTATCCACGCTCCGCTTTCGTCTCCAACCTTTAAATGAGCGTCAGTAAGTAAAGTCTGCCTTGCATCAAATCCGATATTACCGAGAGATTTCATGTTTTCAAAAGAAATATCTGGCATTTGTGATTGTGACCAAAACAATTTGACTAAAGTGTCAACATGGTATTTTAATGCCTCGATAGATTGTGCCCACGAAACATAGGCTACATCCCCATTTTGTTCTACGCGATAAACTCTACGACTTTCTCCTTTATTCTCACTACCCTTTATCCCACCAGCTATTTTTAGTATAGGAGCGGAATTATACGCGATTACATCGCTATTGCGTGAAAGGGTATATTCTATTTCTTTTCTGATATAGGAAAGCCCGTGATAAATAGGTACCGAACAATAGGCGTAGACTCCTGGTATTTTTAGAATAGCAACCGGTTCTGATTTGACTAATTCCCATCCGCTACCCTCCTGTTTCCACTTATAATGCATGTTTGCTGTATATGTCTCAAAAAAAGTAATTTGTTCATTTTTGACCTTTTTTGTGTATTCAAAAGACATTGCGATCATATCACCAAGTTCATCAAGTAAAGGATATAGCTTAACACCGTCCATTGGTGAGTAGGTCTTACATTTTAGTTTATATCTACTTGTAAAACCATATAGAGTATTGGGGCTCTCAACTGTGTACCAAATAGTGAACACTTCACATGATGCAAAGTAAGCATTACCTCGCTTAATATTCTCACTATCAATACGAGCATACTTGTATATTGCTTCGATCGCTTTTGCTATTTGTTGTCTGGTAGGATTACCCTCTATATTGTGATATATACGTTTTACCGGAATAGAATACATGAACTCTGTTATTCGCTTCGTTAGAAGCTTTTCAAGACCAACATAGATACGTGAAGCTTGCTCTACCGTACCATCAGACCTTACCTTGTTTTGACGAGTAACAGTATCAGTAACTATGTCGTGCATCGTTGGTTCATAGTCTTTGATAAGTTTATCCCATGAGGGGACACAGACTGATTTCTCTTTTAAGTCGTTGATAATATTATCAAAAGGTCGGGTACTGTCTAATATAGCGGTTATTTCATCCATGGGCATGTTCCGTACATCTTCATACGGTAATTAGTTGAACAACAATAAATACCTTCCAAAAGGGACCGGATAAAACAATACGTATACCCGAGAACGTGAAAGGATACGTTAGCATCAGATGCTATGGTGCAAATATAACAAAAGTGACATTCACTATGCCACTTTTAAACAAAAAAAATAATAATATTTATCTAATAACCTACCATTTTTACAGCTTCATGCATATAATATGGAAAGTTAATGCCAGCAATTTCACCAGAATATCCACAACGCCATAATTCAGCTTGCCAATCCTGGATTTCATTACGTTCATCAATATTGTGCCTTTTCATCAAATCTCGCATAATGGCACAATCTTCGTACCTTTCCATAACTTTAGCAGAAGAATAAAGATTGAGTAAGACGTATTCTCCATAAAGAAGGAGTACTTTTTCAAATATATCAAGTCGATCTTGTGTCATATCTATTTTTAAAAGTCACACATTATAGTATATTTAGTTTGCAAAATCTTTAGGACTTTTTCTGTTACATGAATTATATCTTCATTATACCTTCTTACGTTTCTGCCATATCCTTTTATATCTTTGCTTATCTTCTGGCGAAGTGTAGCATTTTTAGGCAAACTGATTTCATAGAAACTGCCATCAATTGAAGTTATCAACATATCAGCTTGCTTCTTTTGATAATCCAGTTCAGTTTCTTTGTATTCACCTTTAGGAATGAAATTGGGATTGGGAACTAAATAGCCTTCTGCTACTACATTGCCATTTATATCATATACTTTCATAATCGTGTGTATTAAGCGTTAATACCAATTGATTTTCTCATAAAGTCACTTGCTTGCTCTACTGACATATTCAGCTTCTTTTGAATCAGGATAAGCATACAGCTTACTTGTTCTTTTGTATCTAAGTTACCTTGTACAAACTCTGACATGATGAACTTTTCTATTATTCTCTGTTGGATTGTTGTTGATTTCATTGCTCTTGTCTTTTAATTGTTAGTATTATTGGTTTCTTTTTGTATTGTAAAGATAATAATTATCAACGAGTTATCCAAAGATTTACACTTTTATTTTTACAACAAACCTCTCTAAATCAAAGATTTAACTTTTGACATAGAACAAAAATGGCACCGACTTTCACAAGCCAGTGCACATAAGAGCAATGAAAACACAAAAGAAGTGTTTTCGGTTACAAAGGTAGCAAACTTCCAAATCACCACATATTCTTTTCTGCATAAATTGAGAATATTCACAGAGTACTTATCGTATCGTTCAGTGATCAATCAGTGAATAATCAGTGATTAATCACGGAATAATACCGTATTATTTCCGAAGAAACTGAGGTTATTGCATACACAAAACCCGGCAACCGTATTGCTGCCGGGGTGGCTTTGCTGATTGGCGTCAACTTTAAATGTGTCGGACCGTAGCCCCTAACACTACCTATGTATTTTCATTGCTCTTATGTGCGCTTTCAGTCATTACCTTTAGTATCGTCGTTATCTGCAAGTTCTTCAATCAGTTTATGATAATCATGTATCACCGTCAACGGGTAAAAATCCGCTTCACTGTATTCAGCATTGGCCAACGCATGTTCCACTGCTTTTGAATAAGCATCACAAAGGAAAACTTTCCTTTCCTCTATTCCTTCTTCCCGTAACTGTTTGATAAACTGAGCGGCGGCGTCTGTTACTCTGATTGTCTTCATACTTTCGCCTCCTTCTTAACTTCTGCGTTTACCTGTTGCGCAATATCGTAGCCGATAATATCGGATAAGTCCGACATCATGTCTAAAGTACTATTCTGCATTTCTGCAAACTGCTTTGCTGGATATTCTTGCCAGTCCTGATAATCCAAGCCTTTGAAATGCTCTTGTACATAGCTGTTAAGCAGGCTATTCAACTCTGTAGCAGACCGTAATAAGCCTGCAAGTTCTTCATTAATAGTTAACTGAAACTGTTTCATAATGTAATATCTTTTATGATGGACAAATTATCTATATCCATCGGATTAATAATCCTCCTAAGTTAGTCTTTGTAAAAAAGAGAGTCTCCCTTTCTCTTAAAAAGAAAATACCCTAAAAAGAGACAAACGAATATGATTATTATTTCTATCATAATTTTAATCTCCACAATAAGCACCAATTCCGTAACCCATAGCACGGCTGATACATTCTTGATATTCGTTATAAGCTATACCTTCTTTACGTGCTGCCATTTCTTCTCTCATACGTTGTGCTTTGGCTTCCGCTTCACGTCTGATCCGGTCGGCTTCCAGTTGTGCATGAAGAAGAACTGAATTAACAGCAGCCTGTTCCCTTTCTTCGCATTCCTTCGCTTCACGAGCTTTTTCTTCCGCTTCGATTGCTTGGCGTGTTTCAGCTACCTTAACCTCAAACTTTACCATGTTCCAAGATTTACGGAGTGCATCAGAAAATGTCGGGTACTTTGCACGAGCGTTAATGAATAACTGGTGTGCTCTTCTCATTATCTTGCTTAAATCGTAACGTTTCATATGTTATACATTTTAACGTGATACATCAATTTCACAATGCAAATATAATGTAGTAGATTAATATATCAAAACAAAACAATAATATACTACATCATATTAACATTAATTAATCATGTAATACATTAAATATAAGGATAAGTATTGTACTTTTGCATCATAACTAATTAATGCACTACATTATGGCAGAATTGAGAATAAAAGAAGTGTGTAAAGAGAAAGGTGTTAAAGTTATGGATTTATCCACAATGATAGGTATTTCACAGACAAACACGAGTAATATAATTAATGGAAAGGTAAATCCATCACTTGAGACATTGGAAAAAATCGCCAGTGCCTTAAATGTGAGAATAACCGAGTTATTCGAGGAACCGACCAGTATAAACGGCTACATCGAATTAGACGGAACCATCCACAAGGTTACGAGTAAGGAAGATATTAAAAAGTTAGCTGATAAATTGTGAACCTAATATGGCAATAATAATCATCATTGCTTCCACGATAGTATTGATAATAGCCTTATGCCGAATTAGCAGCAAAGACAGCAATACAAAATCCGATCTTTACGAATATAAAGTTCGATTAATCAATCAATGCCTGCGTGACATGGATAACGCATCAAACAAAAATGATGTCATTAAAAGTTATAATGCAATAATAAGCTACATAAATCAGCTTCCCGATACAATAATACTGAATAATATGACGCTTAAGCAAGCACGTTCTGTCATTCGTAATGAGTATGAAGAAGCCATGAAGCGTACAAATAAACTGGAACCACAGCATGTATCAGTTAAAGGAATAGACGTAGATGTTTATGATAACGGAGATATTGTAGGAGAATATAAATCAACAGTAAATGGGTACGATTTCAACATACCCATAAATACATCAATACAACAGATAAAAGACAAGGAGCGAAAAGCTAAGGAGTTAGAAGAGGAAACTATATCCAAATACGGGAAAGGCTCTATTATAGACTTGGGGGATGGATATGTACGTGTGAAATGGAGCTACCTACATAAACGATATTTCAAAGGGGCTGTTATGGGTGATTTATTTGGGGAGTATAATGGTATAGACGAATATATAGACATAAAGAAATCCAAGTTGGATGCCATGGAAGAAAGACGTTCTGCATACATGAAACAAGAACGTTCCATACATCGTATAGCGATGCTAAACAACAAGGGCATTGAACTTGAAAAACGTGGAGAAATTCAAGAGGCTATCAAAACATATGAGCAAAACATTTCTTACGAAGATTGTGACGCAACACATTCTTATGACAGACTTATGATATTATATAGAAAACAAAAGGATTACGTGAACGAACTGCGTATTATTAAAAAAGCCATATCTACATTCCCGAAAGAGAAAAAATACGCCGAGAGGCTTAAGAAAGTCGAACAATTGATAAATAAGCAATTATAAATTAATGTGACATACAAAAGACGCTGTGCTAGTTTATCACAGCGTCTTACGCATTTATATGTCAACTCACTGTATTTTCGCCAACTTCCATCAGAAGAAGTCCCTCTCTTATTGGCCATTTCGGTAGGATTTCCATTCTCGTCAATCAAGCCATTTTCTAAAGCCAATTTTTAAAGTTCCTCCACTGAACATCCCAACTTATCTGCTACTTCATCAAATGTTAAGCTATTATTCATTTTTATTTCCATGATCATGCAGCCATTAAAGATTTAAACTTATTCAGAAAATACACCTGGCCTTTACCTGTAACGTAACAGGTATGTTTTATAAAAATGGGACTTCCACCCGACACTATCGGTCTTTCTTTCACAAAGAACAATCCCATTTCTGACGTCCTCTGTGTGGGCATATAGTCATTTACGTATTTATTCTTCGACTTGCTGTATCGCTGCTTTCTGATAAGGTACTTGTTCTCTACCATCCATTCATAAAGCCTTATTTCTCCAATCTTATATCCGTTTTGAGTGATAAGTTTCGCAAGATCTCCTATGAGAATATTGGTAGACGAGCTTGTTACACATTCCGTGAATACTACGGCTGGCTTTGTTTCCTCTATGATAGACAGCTTCTCCTGTTCCTTTTTCTGCACTTCCAATGCCAATCGTTGCTTCTCCTCACGTTCGCTCTTTAGTTGTGTGGCAAGACTTATAACAAGGTCAGGGTTGTTAATCATCTGCTCAAGCGTTGGCTGCGTGGCGGTCATACCGTATCTCATTAACTCGTCAAGCTTCTCGGTACACCATAGTTTCAAATCAATGTCTAACCATTGACAGAAATCAACTACTATTAATCTGTGCATCCAAGTACCTTGTTGATTATCAACGATGTGGGATTTTCCCATATCGCTAATATTCCCACCTTTTGATGTTACAACTAATTGATTTTCAGAAATACCATATTTTCTTGTAATTGCATTAATCAATTTTACCGTATCTGGCAATCTCAAATATTCAGCAGGGCGCTTTCCATAGATTTTAGCAAGCTGTGTGGCGTTAACCATAACATCATCTTTGATGTCAAAAAGGACATCGTTCCCATTATAGGAGAAAGTCTTGCTCGTCTCGTGAGCTGACGCAATTTGTACGGTACTATTATTCCCGTTCAAATAGATTTCATTTGGTTGTCGCATGAAATGAAATTATTTGTTTACAAAAAAAGGAGAAGTACACCCTAAGTCTGCGACAACCTCTTTACTGCTATGCGGCGAATAAAGACACGAGTGTAACTTCTCCAATATATTATTAAAAAGTATGCCGTATGGATATAAAAAATCCACATAGCTGTTATGTAAATAAAGTTGTCGCACCGCAAAGGTACTAATACTTTTCACAACAGCAAATGTTTTCGGCAGTAAATTGCGAATACTCGCATATGAATGATTATTTTTCATAATGTACTGCGCCTCTTCACGCAGATAAAAAATAAAGTGCCTATCCTTTGCCACGCATATTGTGAAGCCCCGTAGCATTAAATAGACACTTTACATTAATATCTTGTTTCCGGAGGGCTTCACTCGACCAGTCTTATTGTTTTCACGATGCAAATATAGGAATTTAATTTAAAGAAGTGACGTATTTAGAGTCACTTCTTTCATATAATCAAAGAAAATCCCTTAGAATCTCCTCGTCACTCAATTCATTAAAGCTTCTGTGATGATAATCTATCGAGTAGCAAAGCAAATCCACAAACTCATCATGAGGTTTTGCAGGAAAACCGCACACCTCATCAATAAACATTTCATTCCAATCTCCATCCACAAGATACACACGTCCACTCTCAACAAAAGGAGAGGCAGCGTTTAACCTTGTTTCTTTGCTGTCTTTTGGTGAAGAAGTGGCAACAACACTCAGGTTGGTTGTTTCGCGTAATTGGTCTATTACGGAAAGACCATTTGCTTTCGGTTCAATCCTTACCGTACTATCACTTCCATATCCATTGTCACGTACATAGGAAGGAAGAAAACGGCACAATTCAGGGAACTTCATATTCACCTTCTTTCCACACACAATATATATATCATTACCAATCATGCAGGAACCGAGTATGCCAGTCGGATCGTTGCTCGTTTTTTCCGTATAAGCCGTATCGACAAAAAAGATTATAGGCTCATATTTAAGCTTTTTCTTAAAGTCAAAAGCAGAAATATGACCAAACCACGCTTCCTTGATAATATTACCTCCTTCAACGGTGGGATGCTGCTGGTATAACGCAGAAAAGAATCTTGGCGAACGTTTTTGTGCGTCAAGAAGCCTTTCCAAAGAATGACGTTGCGGCCACAATGCCTCGCCTACCTTGCGAGGGTCAAAATCATTCCCATCCTCAAGTGTCTCGCGTATAGCAGGAACAGACAATACAGTCCATTTGTCAGGTTCCTTCTTCAATATGCGTCCGGCAAGGTCATCGTCATGCCATCTCGTCATAATAAAAAGCTGTTTGCTTTCATTATGAAGACGTGTAAGCAACACTGAAGTATACCAATCCCACACGCGCTCTCTGTAAGTAACAGAATAGGCTTCCATTGCATCCTTTACCGGGTCATCAATAATGGCTATATCCACTGGCGTTCCCGTCAAAGAACCACCGACACCAACCGCCTTATAAAAACCTTTATGCCCCACCGTCTCAAATATATCCACATTGCGCAAATAACCTTTTACACACGTCCTGACATTACTTCCATTAAGATAAGTATTGGGGAATATAGCTTGATACTCCTTGCTATCTATAATACGCTGAATAGAACGCGAGAATTGTTCTGCAAGATTAGCACTATACGATGTACCGACAATTTTAAGATCAGGATTACAGCCTAAAGCAAACGCTGGGAAATTACGAGATACAATTTCAGATTTCCCATTTTGTGGCGGCATGAATACCATTAAATTCTTGATTTTACCATCAAAAAGCATTTGGCAATGATCAGCAATAACCTTGTGGAACCACATACTGGTATATGACGCATTGATATACGGAATAAATTTATAAAACATATTGGGAGCATCCATTTTCAATAGCAGACGCTCCAACTCAAGCTTTCTTTTTACCTGTGCATCAGTTAATCTCATTATTCCTCACGCAATTTTTCCAGACGTTCTAATTCATCCAACATATCTTCACGGGACATATCCTCACTGTCCTTGTTGATATTCACTTCTGTTGGTGAATCAAAACCAAGCATCTTGCAGATACGCTCAATAGCTTTTATTTTATCGTACAACTCTATCTTCACATACTCAACATCCACTATTTCCGGCTCATCTCTTGTGCCGATATTCTTTTTAAGCACTTTTGTAGAAATACTTTTTATTGATGATTTTTCTTTCTTAGAAAGCCGGTCAAATTCCTTACGTTCAATCCAAGTATTATGCATATCGGCGATGGTAGAAAATGCAATACCGGATAATTCCTGTAAGATACGCTCTTTAGTTATATCTGACTTCTCCTTTTGTTCTAATTGCAATTCTTTGACCCTTGCCGTAATCATGCCGTTATTTAACAGTTCAATCGCTTTCCGATTAACAGTGTTGTCTTTCATATTCTTACAAGAATACGCACGACGATAAGATTCGGATGCGTTCCCACATTCAATGTAGTAATTACAAAAATTTTCCTGTTTTATTGATAACCTCATGTCTTTTCGTCCGATTAGCTACATGCCACTTGACATGTAATGCAAAGTTAATAATTTTAATTTATTATTTTATATTTGTCCACTGATGTTACTAAAAAAGTATAAGTGATTGGTAATGAATGGTGATTACCTATTTATTGTAGTAATAGGTTACGAATTATCGAGTTATCTATTCTTTCATGTTCATTAGCCTTGTCACTGAATTACCCATATTGTTCCAGGCATCATCTATTGCTTTTCTATGTCTTCTTTCACTATGATGTCCGACCTTGATAGGTTCTCCAAGTGAAAGGAAATCAGCATCCTTATTCGACTTGTTATAAAATTCAGTACTCTTGCGTTCTGCGGATACAGCCCATTCACGTCTGCGTTCTGCCTTTTGCTTCGCCCATTCCTGAACGTTAAAACCGTCAGCACGGACGATGGAGTAATAGTAAAAACCGTCTTTCTCAAAAATTAGATTGAAAACTATGCTTTCGTTTTCTTTGCCATACCTAGTGGTAACTAGAATTTCCTCACCTCTTTCGTGCTTTTCTTCGCACTTTGCCAAAAATACGTTTGGCGCAAATTTGTAATATGTGTTCATTGCTCTTATGTGTTATATAGGGCTTTCGCCCTGCGGTTAAACTTATGCTAAATCTATCGCTCTTGCAGGAACCCCAATCATCGTCCATGTCTTACCGTTTTTTAGATAGTCAACAGAATATTCTGTTTCCCAAGTACAAATGTTTGTATCAACACTTGATAAATGTGTTTCTTTTGAGCCGCATTGCCCCTTCACTATTCCCTCACGTAAGCAATCTGTATCAGATATACCCTTTAGGCGCTCGACTTTGATATCAGTAATACGGATATGATGTAGCATTAGATCAGATCTAACAAACATTTTGTTACCCCATCCTGGATATAATTTCAGTCCAGGTAACAGTTCTAAATAAGCTGCATTTTTACCATTTCGGTGAAGCTGGTCAATATCCCTATAGCATTGCGCAATAGCAACCACTTCGCCTACTTTGTATTTTGGAAGTATTTGGCCCCATCAAATTCCCTTTCGTCTGCATCGTACATACAAGGATAATCAACTATTTTCCTGTCAGATTGCTGGATATGCACATTGAATCCTGCAACCAATTCACCTCTAAAGGTTCTCGGACAAGTTATTGCCCTTCTCGTCATCGTCTTCCGACCGCCAAGAACAGCCTGTGTAAGTCCCAATTTATCATTAAAAAGTATCTTTTTCATAATTCCTCCTTCATCAACTCTGGATTATCAGAAATGTTACCAACAATATATTCTTCTATTTCATAGTCACAAAATGGAAGTAATTTATCTACATATTTTGAAATGTAACCAAAACATCCTTCTTTTAATCTAACTTCATAGCATTCACCAAGATCTTCTTGGTCTGTTTCGTCTTTTAAAAGGAGTATATCCCCTTCATAGATTTCCTTGCCGTTTTTGTCGAATAAACCAGTAAATTGCCCGACGGTCTCTGGAACAACAACAGAGATTTCATCATGAAGCAACTCAACGGAAACATGCTTGCCGGTAGTAATCTCACAATCTTTTTGAGAGCCATGATATATAATATATCCTCCAGCAATATGAAGCAAATCTCCATACACCCATTTATTGCCATTAACCGTTTTCCCTCTAAATCTTATTTCTCTGTTCATGATTAATATCTTTTCCCGTTCAACATAGGTCTTAATTCATCATATCTTTGTTTCTGTTCAATATGCCAGAGCAAATCAATATCAAGATGCTTAGCAAGTCCGAAAATCTTAATTAGAGAGTAGGATATATCTCCATCAATAAGATTTTTAGTAATATTGAAAATGGACTCTGTGAATGTTTTGTTAATGAATATACGCGAATATTCTTCAAGCACTTCATCATCCAGACAATCGTTTTCTAACTCAATGTTACGTAGCCCGCATAGATCTAACAGTCGTATAGCAGCATCGGCAAGTTCATCGGGAAGTGAATCTTTTACATTATTTTCAAACGAGCACTTAAATCGTTTTTCTTCCTCTACTAATGCAGGATAACGATTGTATTCCATTTCAAAACGTGACTTACATCTATTCCCTAATCTTCCTTTCCTGTCAGCTTCTATAGCTTCGGAAAGCTCTGTGATCACTAACATTAAGCAATATTCATTACTTAATTCCTTATCGTGAAAGCCATGGTCATAAGCTATTCTATAGGCTTTGTCACGAAGTTCGTTTAAATTCATTATTTTATCAATTTTACGCCAAATGGTTATTAATTAACTTTTCCTTTAATTTTATTGCTCGCATTGCACCGAAACGAGCCACTTGAAGCTGTTCTTCAAGAAACAACTTACGATATGGGTGTTGCTCAACAAAATGATATGAATAATTTCCATCATGAGTGACCCATCTATGCCCATGAAATGTGATCTTCATGTCTTCATCGTATGTTATTATCCCTGTATAGGAAGCTTTTAATTCATCCAATTTATCATAAGCTTGTTGAAGTAAACAGGATGGAATACAATAATAGAAATACTTGATAATACCGTTTCCCTCATGTGAATGTGTTTTCTTGAAATCAGCTAAGAAATCAGACCAACTACGCTTGATCTCAATTTCTGTTAGATATCCTGCTTTTGATAAAACAAGCATATCGCATTCATGGAAGATATTTAATGACGCAGATAATCCGTTTACATTGAAAGCTATTATATTCCGGATAAAATTAAAGCTGTCATGTTTAGATAATGCTATTTCTATTTCGTACAATGTTCGTTTTGTATTCATATTTAATCTCCTTTCTTTAATTCTTTAATAAGAGCATCAGCGTTTCTTACTGATATCCTTGCCAGTTCCCAAGGTGTTGGATTAGGATCTATTCCCTCAACAATAGGAGCGCATAAAATCCCTTGCATAGCGGCTTTCGCTATTTCATAACGCCTCTGTTCCCAATCAATATAAGGGCTATAATCCGTAATATCAACTTTATTAGAATTAATCATAACTTGTTTTCCTTTGGGGAGTTTACATCGGTATACGACACCAGCATATCCGTTCAAACTATCTAAAATCTCAACTTCTGTACCTATGGCAAGCATTTCTGTTTTTGAAAGCTCAATTCCGATATTAGTTTTTCCTTTCATTATTCTATCCTTTAAAAGTTCTCATATTTCACATTTTTCATCACATACTCCCTTCTTTGCACAATGGGCAATATTGGAGTCAAATTTATACTCGAAGTTATAACATAGCTTCTTGTATGCCTCTCGTTTAGCTTTTTCTCTGTCAGCCTTCATCTTAGCTTTGATGCGTTCTGGCAAAGCGTCTTGTGCTGCTTTATCGAAGGTTATACATTTGATTTTATCCATATTCAGTCTCCTTTCTCTTTAACGCTATGCTAATTAATCTTAGAAGTTACACCAAAACATAACACTTTGTCAGACACGCCTATATCGTCAAATTCCAAAGTCAAATATTCGGTATCATAAGGATAGGGATACCTGCACTCTTTTAATTCTTCATCAGATAATTTACGCCTAACTCTCATCTCAATTTCGTAATCATCGGAAAGGTTCTCTATGATTTTTCTAAGTTGTCCTACGTTCTTTATTTCCATACTACTTCTATTAAAAAGGTGGAAAGTATGTTTTCCCCCCTAAAGGATTAACTATAAACTCTTTCCGATTAATTCTTATACGCCATTCAAGCGTTTTCATTCTTCTCATGTGTTTCTTTACTGGCTTAGTTGAATCAATCCGACCTAAACACTCATTGTAATCAAATTTTAATTTGTTCCAATAATGAAAGTATCTATTATTATACATATTTTTATTCTTTAGTAAATACAGGTGAAAATTCTTGAATATACCCAGTAAGTTCATCTACATGTTTCCTTAGCTTGATATTAAGCAACTTTAATAGATATATCTCCCTATATGCTTCCGCTAAGCTAATGGTTAATTCTTCCTTATCCATATCTCAATCTCCTTTCTCTTTAATTCGTTCCAGTACATCTCTGTTGGCTTCGAGTATCTCATCAAAAGACGGAATAGGTAACCAGGCTTTTATTACGCCTTCATCGTAAAATAGATGAGGATAATCCCTAGTTGATACAAACTTATTCCATCTTTTAAAAAAATAAACTTTCTCAACGACATCACCGTCAGTAACAAAGTAATACCCATCCTCTTCCGGCAACCGTTCCTTAACGCTTATCCAAAGGGATTGCTTGGACTGCCATTCGGCACCAGCTTCAAACGCATTTTCCACCATCATCCTATTTATATCTACGCCCGGATAATTCTTTTCATAATATTCTTTCTCGGCTTCTTCTACTGTCTGTTTCATAATTATATCTTTTCTTTTTTAAAATCGAGAAATATTGGGATCAAGCCCAATATTTTCCGAAACGATTGCATTTTATTATTTCATCTAATTTCAATTGTTTCCGACGGAACTTATTTATAGCCCGTTTCTCAAACTTTCTTTTTTTAGAACTGCAATGCTTCTTATCCATTCGGCATTGGTAACAATGACATATCCCAATGCCTGTATATGACTCCTTCATGTCTTATCAGTTTTACTTTTTTCATGTCTTTTCCCTTTTATACGTAACAGGGTTAGAGTGCTCCCAAATGGCACAGGAATGGCAGCTATAAGTATTACGGTGCCTAGCCAATGCCAGAAACTCTGAAAGATAAATTCTAATATTTCTATCATAATTACTTGAGTATTTATAATCGGTTCAACGGATAAAACCTATCATTCCATGCTTTTACAAATTCACATTCTGTGATAATTTCGACATCAGTCATTCTGGGATTCTCTGAAACAAAATATTCTGCCTCCAAAACTTTCATTCAGTAGGCTATCTCTTTGCTCTATTGAATGTTCTAACGCTTTTATCAAAGAATGCTGAGAACAATTAATTAATAAAGAGGAAAATAGCGCAATGATTATAATGAAGATAATTAACTCACGAATCTTAATTTGAATCATTTCTACACTGTTTTGAGCACACAATAGTCCCTTCGCCACCACCGTCAATATCGATGTAGGACTTTTCCCTAACGAAATATTTGCAATCATAACAAGATTTTGAACCAACCATCTTTTGAGTGAATGGGCATTTAGTTATGTAGCTATTCCCATATACAATAAAATCTATTTCCTTCATTTCTGTTATGTTAGGAATTAAGTTTTGATAAAATAAAATCAGCTAATTCTTGCGTCTCTTTTTCGGTTTCTTGTTTTTGAACTTGACAAATGAACCTCTTTATATTAAAGAATCTGCCATCAGATGAACCTTCAATGATATAAGTGCCTTTACGGTCTGTCGTTTTTACAAATTTTGTTTTCATTTCTTATCAGTGTTGAATTAAACAAATCCTAATAGTTTGTGGTATTTTTCCAATACTTCAACTAATTTACTTTCCTCTATTTCATCCAGACTTTTCCGAATGCAGAACTCTTCATCGGAACACTCATAGAATAATTCTCGAATTTCCTTTACCATCTCCCAGCATTGCTGACGTTGTTCCATAGCCCTCTGATGGAGAGAATAGGCATTTTTTATCTCTTGTTCCATATCAGGCAAAAGGAGCTTAATAAGTTCGTCATACTCGCATTTATATAGGTGGATTGAAACTCCGTCTGCTATATCAATGTCAATACTTTTATAAGACAAATCATTGTTTCTTATTTTCATGTCTTTATTGTTATGATGGGTTATACAATTCATATCCATTATCCCAAAGACTATCACTGCGAAAATTGAAGAAATCTTCCAAAGAGATACGTACACCATCTTCTAAAAGAAGAAATCCGTTTTCAATAGTCATCCATTCGTCAGAGGAAAAGAAACGGTGCGTAACCTTCTTACCCTCTTTCATTGCTTGTATAGCTTCTTCTTTGCTCATTACTATACTGTTTTGAGGGTTATTTACTTTCTTCTTTGGCTGTTTCTAAAGGGCAATCTTTCGATATGGAAGATTCTACTTCATTGGCAAGGTAGGCAACTTTATTGCGACCCAAACAGACATCTTTCAATTTTCTATCAATGACTATTCTTTTGAAGTACGGACAATGTACGCAATCTTCTATTATCAATATTTTCTTCATATCTTTATTAATTTGAATTATTTCTTTATAACTATTGCCATTGTACTTATACTTGTTCCGCTCTCTTTAAACTCACCTGCGCCAATTTCAAACACTTGCCCGTGTACTTCATCAATCCATTGGCGGAAGGCAGCACACTTCTTTTCAGAAGCAAATTTCCAATGTGGACTGGTAATGGCCGCAAGCGTGCCACCTTCTTCGAGCCGTTCATACATAAGCCTTACATGATCTATGTCCTGATTGTTTGCGAATGGAGGATTGGCAATTATCTTGCTATAGCTGCCCACACTATCTTTCGCAAAATCTTCCCCAAGTAGTATCACATTGCCCAGCGAATGCAGAAACTCCCTGTTTTCAGGCATCAGTTCATAACATTCAACCATAACGGAAGGACATGCCCGATGAATAGCCTTGATAAGCGCACCACGACCGGCACTCGGCTCTAACACCGTATCATCTTCATGTATCCCTCCGGCAAGCATTACCAACCAGTCTGCAACACCATCCGGAGTTTCAAAGAACTGATATTCCTGTTGGAGATTACAGCGCTTCCCATCTTTGAGGATAGAGAAGACGCGCTCGGCATTGAACGGGAATGTAAAGCCCTGTACTTTACCACCTTGCCAAGATCCCCCTGCTTCCTCTATCCATTTTTTGGCCTCGGCATAAGATTTCTTATTAAATTGCACTTGTGGAAGCTTGAGGATGTTATTCTCAAGCGTGCAATGCTTCAATATCTCTTCCACACTCCATTTCTTACCTTCATCGGATTGTTTTCCTTTTTTGTCCATGGGAGCATCGGGGGCGAGCAATGATGACACCTTTGATATAACCTTATTGCTCGCGTCCATAAATGCGTTGACGCAGGTAAGCATTTCCATCAGAAAATCGTTATCTACGTGGTCTGTTTCGTCCATAACGGTCAATCCGTCCATCATGTCTTCCAGCCTGTTCAACTGCTCAATGCTACCACGTAACGTTTTTATTAAAGTCTCTTTTTTGTTCGTCATAACTTTTTTGTAAATAAATTCTTGTTGTGTCTACGCTGCCATGACCTAAAAGATCAGCCAGCTGAATCACATCCTTGTTTTTCTTAAGAAACATCTTCGCGAAGAAGTGACGGAAAGCATGGGGGTGCATCTTCTTCTTGTCAATGCCGCAACAACTGCCCCAATCCTTCATACCCTGAGCCAGTCCACGTTGTGTCATGGGGCCAAACCTGCCCACGGCAAAAAGCCCGGTCTTACCGTATTCTTTCGCATAAGCCTTCACTTCTTGCTGTAGCTGTTTTTGAAAGAAAAAGCGACGATACTTGTTACCCTTTCCTTTTAATGTCACTTCCCCGGATATAATGTCTTCCCACGTGAATTGCAGAAACTCCGACAGACGGGCACCGGTTGTACCTAAAACCTTGATAAAATAGTAATAGTCTTTGTTGGATTTAGTCTTCAAGTATTCCAGTAAACGGTTATATTCGTCTTCTGTAGGAACATTATTTGTGTCCAGCTTACGCTTCATCTTGGGACGCTTGAGCTCGACAGGCTTCTTCATCCACTTGGAAAATCTTTCGATGGCCGTAATCCGTAACCGGATAGTAGCGGGAGCGAATTTTTCCTCCTCAAGCATCTTTATGAATCTCTTGCAATTATCCATATTGACCTCATTCGCATATTCGAAGTATTTCTTCATAGAGGTATGGTATAAATCAACCGTATGCGGGGAATAATCATTATTATCAGTCAGCCATACTATAAAATCATTCAACATCTTCTTATTCTTCTCTGAAATGGCGTCAAGTTTCTCCAATGGCTTTACCGTCTTTTCCCTGCGGTCATATCCGATTTTAAGATAAGACAACAAATCGCAAATGGCCGAACACATTAATGGATAACGAGCCATGACATCAGCGTTTTTACGCTTATAACTCAAATATCCACGGCGGTTGACCTCTTCTGTACTATCAAGGAAATCCGCTACATACTTGATATGCTTGCCAATTGTGGCATAATTTCGACCTGTGGTATACAGGTAAGAAATATAATTAGTCAGTATATGCTGTCTGTTATTATCCATCGTTTTTAAGTATTAAATCACACCAGGTAGTATCATTTTCAAAGAACCACTCAAAACCGCCCGCTTTATGCTTGCCCGGCTTTTTATTGCAGATACAGCTGATCAGAGCCGGATTAACACCTGTCGCTTTCCCTGCATCCTGAATGGAAGGGAATACGCCGCATAACTTTCCGTCTTTAATCGCAACTACACTTTTACGATTTAGACCTGCACCTGTTTTATGCCAGGAACCACGTCCTTTCGCTAAATTTTTCAGACTTCTACGTTTGGTCTTTGGGGAATGATACTTCATTGTTTTCCCTTTATTGTGAGGAGCAATACCTTTCAAGAATCTGCCGTTTATGGGATTCCTCGTAGGGCGTTCAACAGGTATATAAAGTTCGCTCATTTCTGATCAGTTTTGAGGGTTATTTATCAACTGTTGATTTTACTATTACTTCATCTCTCTGAGATGGGAGAACGATTATATTTCCTTCGTAAGTAGTAATTTTCAGTATCGGGTTAAAATCTGAATCTGTTGTAGCGATAATAGTCATATCTGCAAATTCATACTTGTAATCTTCTTGTAATTCTATCTTATTCATTGTTATAGCTCCTTTCCAAACTGTTTTGAGCCTTTTCAGGCTACATCGTTAATACTAATTTCTCCTTTCAAAACTCGTTCTACCTGTCGGTCTAATATCTCTTGAAACTCTATTTGGCAGATAAGCGAGCAATCCGGTATAATCTCTTCCACTGGATCGCCCCGCCATGTCGGTAGTTCATCCAAGAAGATACGCCCATCTTTATCTTTCAGACAGGTAGCTCCAACATCACGCTCAATCTGCGCCATTTGAGCAAACACTTCCGGGAAATCCTTCCGGATTTTATTCCAGTATCCCATACCACCTTTCACGCAACCGATGCAGTTGTTGTTATTGTAGCCCATCTTGTACATAGCAGGGATTCCAATATCGGCTTTCCAAAGCATCCCCATGGCATCCGGCTTCGTAATCTGCTTTTCAATGAGCGGGAACAGTGGCTTTGTGTCTGGGTACTGCTGCTTTAATCGGATAGCTCGGTTAATCTCTTTTGGTTCATAATCGAATCCCCAAACTTGACCGTCCCAAGAACCAAGTTCCTTTTCCAACTTGTACCGGACCTGCTTCTTTAGCTCAAATGTACAGGCAGCGCCAGTTGGTCCGTTTATATACCGCTTATTCATTAGGACATCTTCAACGCTGCTATACTTTTCACTTCGGAGGATGTGAATAGGCTGATCGTACCATCTTTCACAATCAGATAGAAAACGAGCGTTGTCCGGATGCCCGGAGCCAGTTTCAATATAATAGAGTTGCACGTCATCGTATAGACTAAGTGCAATCTTACAAGCGACTGCGGATGTTACACCGCAAGAAAACCACGCTATTATCATTTGATTCCTTTCTGATTTGAATTAAATGTTCTCAAATTTTTTTTTCAACTGCTTTACCAATTTGGGGTACTTACTGATTGCATCCTCGGAGGTTATGCAAGTATAGATTCTATAAGCATCTGAATCGCTTATTTCTTCCGCATCAATATCTTCATTTATCCAATACTTAATTTCATCATCATATGTAAATAGGACACCTACATTTATTTCGGTACCGCAATTTTCACAAGATTCAAAATCATCCCTTTCGGGCATCGTTTCAACGGCAGAAGATATTTTCACGAATGGACTATCAGATGTACAATCATGTATGTCGTAAAAGCCTTTATATCCTAATCGGTCAAGTTCTGCATTTCGTTCTTTTACTATCTCTTTAATACAGGAAGAGCAATAAGATTCTTCACCGTCAATTTCACAAACATAATATCCGTGTTCATCAACGCCAATAAGATAATTTAAGCTATCTCCGAAGAAAGATTCACCTTTTTGTGTTATAATATCAAGTATGCTCATTACGAAATTTGTTTTACTTCAATTTACGCATCAATAAAACATCACAATATGCATCAGCATCTATTGTCTTTGAACATATCGTTTTGATTTCAAAGCCAGCTTCAAAAATTTCCGTAAGCAAATTATCAGCTAAAAAGCCCCCCCTTATTGCAATGTACTCCCCAGGCAATGTTAAACCTGATATTTCTTTCTGTACCCAATATCTAACCCACGTATGTGCACCGTAATTGGCAATATTGAAAATAATTTTTTCTATATCCATATTTTTATATTTATTGGTTATCTTCCACTGTAACAGATTCTATCTTTTCGTGATTGGGGTCGCTGCCTTTCAACAAGTCATTTTTGACTCTATCGGCAATCCGATCATTACTAACGGTATTTTTATCTTCGTAATCGTAGGATATGATTACGGTTATTTTTTTACTCTTCATAAATATTCCTTTCTATCTTTATTTTGAGGACTATTTCAATCTTTGCAATCTATCAATTTCGGCAGCAATGAGTGCACCAGCTTCAAACGCATTTTCCACCATCATCCTATTTATATCTACGCCCGGATAATTCTTTTCATAATATTCTTTCTCGGCTTCTTCTACTGTCTGTTTCATAATTATATCTTTTCTTTTTTAAAATCGAGAAATATTGGGATCAAGCCCAATATTTTCCGAAACGATTGCATTTTATTATTTCATCTAATTTCAATTGTTTCCGACGGAACTTATTTATAGCCCGTTTCTCAAACTTTCTTTTTTTAGAACTGCAATGCTTCTTATCCATTCGACATTGGCGGCAATGGCATATCCCAATGCCTGTATGTGATTCCTTCATATCTTCTTTGTTTTACCCTAATTGATTCGTACATATTTACCTGTGAGGTCGCATGTCCTTAATACTTCTGCATTCTCTTCGCCGAAAGCGATTAAAATGCTACCACAACCGGGCGAATCTCCACGAGTACCGTCTGGGCGATAGAACCTAATACGATTTCGGAGGAACTTCATCGCCGTAGCTTTCTCAAAGATGATATCTTGGAACATCTTACTATCACAACGATTAAAAAGCAATGCTATACCGTTACCATGCTCCGCTAACTTGCGAACAAATTGCCCGATAAGAGGACGGGAATAAGGAGGATTAAGCCAAACACGACCCGCCCACTCCTTCGTTAACCCGTCATCGCTCTTATTGTACATTATCTTAGCTGTCTGCCAAAGTGGATTTATGGGAGCGAACGGGTCGAGGTCAAATTTGCCTAAACTGTCTATTATTTCTTTCGGTGTGTACCATTCATCGGTAGCAGCAGCCGATCTTTCAAAACTTGTGTTCATTTCTTATTGGTTTTGAGGGTTATTTATTCTCAAAAACATGCGCAAACACACACTTTTCATCAGACAGTTTCAAGCCGAGTTGAGACGGATACCGCTTGATATAATTATAGAACTCAAACATCTTCTTGTCATCATCACCGCAGCGATCTACCAATAGCCGGATGAAGGCAAGAAGACAATCGGAGTCATTCCCGAAGTTTTCCTGTGTAGAGAGCTGCGTTTTGTCAACGTCAAGCTTCAATTTACGGATGGAGGAAATCGCAGTGTTGAAGTTGCGTTTTGCATCATGACGCAATTCATAACCTTGTTTTCCCATTTCACTTCTCAAATCGTAGAGAAGCGTTTCCACGACGTCGGTCAGGACGTATGCCATATTGAGCGTCGTATTAAGATTTGTTGTTCCTACTAACATGATTTATAATACATTTTTCAATTCCACTTATACGCCATGAACTTCTAAATGGCTGCTTTCCTTTGGTATACAACGGGCATTGTTTGCACATAGGCTTAAGATGCCTTCCGACATTATGAATGCCGTTACAAATTACTGGATAACCTTGAATTATCATCTGTTTGGTTACTAACTTTGTAATTTAGTGAGTAAATAACAGGCATAAGAATAGGTTGTATGAGCCTGTTGAGTACCACTTCCCTTTCAGTTAATTTTCTAATTGTTTTCATTGCTCTTATATTTTATATATTTCTGATTTACAGGTATAAAGTTACTTATTTTTCCACTTGTAAACAAACGTTACCTGTTTTATTCACAAGGCTTTATCTTTAATTAACCTGTTGACAAACAAGTGCTTCCAATACGCTTCGAAGCTCTTTCAATAGCATCCTTATCCCCACTTTCTACAAGTTTCCGTTCTCGATCAAGATATTCAGCATAAGGAATCATGTTGTTCCCACGTTCTTCTATCTCCTTCTGGCGTTGAATGCGGTATTGCTCTCGTTCATAACGTTCGATGTCAATACGTCGCTCTTTAATATACTCCAGGAGCGAACAAGTAATCTTCATCGGACCAATGGCTCCATAAAACTGCCCATATTTTCCCAACTTGAGCCTGGATATGAAGTTGCATATTTCAGCTAAATTCATCCAATAATACTCACCCAGGACAAGAATACAAAGTTCATCCAGTTGTGAGTCTGCTATACCCTTCCCTTGCTCCGCATAATCGTTTAGGCTGTCAAACTGTACTTTCAGCCACCTGAGTGCATTGTCTTCACCGTACACGGAGCGGATGATGGACAACGAAGGTATGTTGTCATTCATTGCAATATCCGCAAGTGTAAGATTCGACTTCGCAAGTTTCCCTTGCAGGTCAGGATTGTAATCAACCGCCATCCGGGAAGGTGTCGGATATTTCTCCAATAGAGCCAACTGCTTTTCGTTTAGCTTCTTGTTCTGCAAGGAATTTTGCGTCCGCTTCTGCGAACTCAGCCATGAGTTTAGATTTTCTCCGCTCAGAATCAATTCGCTTCTGCTCGTAGATGTTGTTGGTAATTGGTTTTGGTTCATAATTGCCTTTCTTTTTCAGTTCAATATTCAACCAACGGGAGAAATGCGATTTTGCATCCTTAGGAGACTTTCTTTCCTCTCCCTCATTTTGTAATTTCTCGAAAAAACGTTTTAAATACATTCCGAACATGTCTATCGTAAAATCCTTATGACCGGAATTACGTGTATTCATCGTTACGATTTCAATCCAACTTCTGTCACAGGATAGTTCATCATAGCATTCGCTTAATGTTTTGTCTAAAACCTCGGGAGGGGGAAACTTTTCTTTATCTCTCGATAGAGAGATTTCTTTTATTTCCTTTTCCTTTCTTTTCTTTTGTTGCATTTTCACCGAATTTAAAGCAGTTTCTTCGGAAATAACCGGGGTTTTTCCGGAAATAACCCCGGTTTCTTGAGAAGTAACAAGCTCCTTTTCTTCATCAATAAGCAAATATTCAGTAATGCTCACTCTTCTTTTGAGCAGTTTACATATATACAGGTATCGCTCTTGAATCCCTTTTGACGTAATGATTTGTTCGTCATCATACAGTTTCTTGGAGAATAACCCTAGTGTCATGCAGCTTCTGATGACCTCCAGTATATACGCCTCTTCAAACCCGGTTTGTTCCGATATAATGAAGGGCAACTCTTCATCCCACCTCATGTAGTACCCACGCTGGTAGATAAGACATAGCAGGAGAGCATATACTGTTATAGCCTTGCCACTCTGATACTTGATTAGTTTCCTTATTCGTATGTCTTGGAATAAATCAACATCCATTGGGAAATAACTCAAACCTGTCTTATTAGGTCTCGACATAATTAAATCTAGTATTTTAGAAATTAACCAATGGATTTGCCATGTATGCCTATTGTATTCATCTATAAAAAGCGAAGGCTTTCGAGTTTCTATACCCTTGATGTGGTGTTTAGGGTATATACTCCAAGAAAGCCTATTTAATATCCTTTTGTCATCAAACACCACTAAGATGATTCATTATTTTCACGGTGTAAAGCTAAATAAAAGTGACGTAAAAACAATCACTTCAAATCAGTTATTTTTCCGTGATTAACGTTTTTTCAATATCCCTTTCTTTGCAATGCCATGTCCTGCTTTGCAAAGGATATCTGCGTACGTATATTATCTCCAGCATGAACAAGTGTTCGATTTATGCGATCTAGCCATACAACCAACTGATTAGCAGTCACACTTTGGGCTGCAACAAACTTTATTGCAACAGTAGCCTGAACCCGCGATATAAACTCCATGTGCTGCGAATATATATTTGCAGTCACTTGATCCTGATATGCTTTTGCATCAGCTAAGAGTTTCCCTGAACGGGCCAAGTAGACATTTATGTCAGTAAGACGTTCTATTAGTTCTTTTGGGTTATCACTAGCGGTTGTTTCAAGGAATGACTGCATTTTTTCTATTTCCTGTACAATAGGAAGAAGAGGACAGTCATCTATTTTGCACGTCCCTGCACCGTCATTTTTAGGGCAGTATTTACAGTTTATTTCCATACAAGTATTATGCTTTTATTTGAAATGATTAATAAGTTCTTCTACCGTAGCCTTACGCCAATGTGGTAATTGCTGTTCATACGTAACATCCGGACAGGTATTTAAATCCCAATCTCCGACTTTCCATTCTTTAGCAGGGGATTCTATGTAATCCTCAGTACAAATAAACCACTGCATGTAATTGTTATCGTCCCTCAATGCGGCTATAGCAAGAAACAAATCCTCTTCGATTCCACAATCAATAAATTTCCCGCATAAAAGGCTATGTTTATCAAAAGGAATATCAAAAGCATTTGCCATCACATAGTGAGGAATGTCAAAACCCTTTTCTTGGGAATATTGATAAGCCCATATTATATGGCAATTATCCGTCCAGACAGGAGAATTTTTGATATACCCCAATTCTTGTAACCTCTTACGAAGTTCCTCCGTATTTTTTCTAATAAAACAGGGTGTTGTAAATCCCATATCAATCTCCTTTCTTATCATATATGATTTAAATTAAATTAGATATTTTTCAAATAACTTTTTAAGCTCTTCATCAAAATAAAGCACGTAATAATAATTAAGACAAAAGACTTAGTGCCTCTTTAATACCTGCTTCCAATGCTTCTTCATATGTATCCCAAACTCCTCCATTGTTAGGACCATCTTTTAAGTCATTAGATATGTGTGTGCCATTATCTGCTTTAGATATTTCATATCCATAGCCGCAAGCATTATTATAAATACATATATGAACATTCTTTGTCTCTCTTAACCATTTAGCCACAATAGTTTGGGTAGGTCGAGAATAACACACTTTAGGCAAATAGTTATTTGTTCGGTATAAAGTTTTGCGCAATACACCGTTATTATCAATAACATTCTCGCAGTATTCATTAAAACCTTTTTCTTTTAGAAGCTTTGCTGTTTCAAGCGTTACAAGTTCTTCGGTCATGGTTATTCCTCCTTTTTTAATTCATCTAATACTTTCTTTACAAGTTCGTAGCGTGGTAATTGCCAATCTTTCGCAATATCATCTATTTTATCGTCATAATGATTGTCGTAAACATACTGATTAAGGTTATCAATAAATCCATCATCGTCAAGTCCTTCATCGCAATCATCAAACATATCAAGTTCACAGGCTAACTTGAAACATTCACAGTGGGATACCCAGTCATAAACACGACCGTCATAAACATTGCTCTGTCTGTTGTATTTTTCTCCAACGTGTATCACCTCACCACAAAATTCACATCTATGCTCTTTACGAGCGACAGGAGTTTTATTCCTTAATACTTCTATCATTTTAATTCATTAATTGGGGATTTGAATATAAAAACTAAATCGAGACATTGGACGCCAAGTAATACATTCTTCATTACAGTAATTCCACTGCTTTTCTCCAAAACAGCTATCTAATGCCTGAACTATTCTATCAATATAAGATTGAAATAATGGAGCGTTGAAATTTCTACGTATGCCAATCGATAAAGAGGGAACATAAATAGATATTTTGTATTCTGCCCCATCATCCAAGGTCCAATAGCTACCTCTAGTAACTGTGATATGAGGGCTGTTTTTGTCTTTATATTCATTAGAAATACTCCAATATGAATCATGATGATAAATAGCTTCTTGCTCATAGACTTTCAATCCAGTAGCATTTTTTATCAGTTTCTTTAGGAAACGAATATCTTTTATAATTTGCGAAACAGCCATAACTACATGTTATTCAAATAATCGGTTACCACTTTGATAAATTCGTCAAGGGAACGGACAACGACATATTTATTTCCAGCCGCTTCACATTCCTTTTGCCATTCTTTTTGTACTACCCTTTGGTATTTACCAGGCTTTTTCATTTCTATACACAAAGCACCGTAGAAACGATTACTTTTAAGAAGTATCAGATCTGCAACTCCCGAAAGCATCCCTTCTTCTTTCATGTATGCCCCGTTTCTAGCACTTCTTCTTGCTGCGTTAGGAACAGCAAACAGTATATTCCTTAGTTGGGGGTATTGGAGACGGAACCATCTAATACAAGATGCTTGTATCTTATGTTCTTCACTTTTTGGCTTCCTGCGAATATTGGTTCCACAATATTTAGATTTCATTTCTTCGTATGTCATAACGCTTCAACAAGTTTAAAATCAAGTAACATTAATAACTCATTAAATTTCTCTTTATACCAAAGTGGCTGCGTTTCTTTGGTATTATTAGGGTTGACTTGGTTCTCACCATACGTAAGCGCGGATTCGGTTATTGATTTGAAATGCTTATCTTTACCTTTTGATGATTTCCTTTTAACATCACACAAGATACCTTTCTGAATCGCTCTTTGATTAAACGCCTGTGCGCTGATAGACAGACCCGCTTCTTTGAGCAATTCAGTAGCGGACTTAAGTATCCCATGCGACGGAGTATAATCAGGTGTCGGAAGTCCAAGAGGTGCAGCTACTTTACTAATTAAAGATAATTTAGAAGAATCATTTAGATTAAGCACTTCACTTACGCCTTTTACCCATTCAAGACCAACGCGGACTTTAGTTGTTAGTGATGGTTCACGTTTGGGTTTGTTCTGGTTTTCGATTACTTTCCGGACGCTTTGGTGAAATACTTGGCGATAAACCTCAAACACCGGTCTGACCTTGCGAGCGATAAAGAATTCCATGCAGGAAACTGTAAGTTTATACTCATTTGTAGGTCTGCCTCCATTTGAGTTTTCCGCATTTCTGCGTAAAATTTGATAATCAACACTTTCTGGGTTTTTGCCATTTTGGGCAAAAACCCCTTCTTCAGTTTTGCCATTTTTGGCAAAGGTGTTATAATCAACTCCTTCAATAAAGTTTTCTTTGAGTGCACGCACCGCTTTACCTTTTTCTGAATACACCAACATCCACACTTCATCAAGATTGATTGGAAACTCATTGTTAGATTGTGATAACTTTAATACAGCGTTGAAATATGCTTTTATTTCACTTTCACTGCTATCTTTAGATAAAACTAAATTTGTTGCCATATATTTTAACTTTAACTATTATAGAGATGAACTAATAATATTTATCAGTTCATCTCCGTTAGACTAACCTTCAATTATCGCCCAATCTGGCAAATATTCTTCACTGTTGATCTCCTTCATTAGTATCTGATTTATTGTTAGGGATTACTTTTGTTTTACCTCCAGTCTTATCAACGATAACCGGTTTTCCACCTACTGTAGTTTCGGTACATTGCCCTTCAGGGAACTTATCAATAAAGCGAACTACCTCTTTATCTTCTGTAGTATTACTTCCTTCTTTAGTTTCATAAGGGAATACGTCTACAATAGAAGTTTCAGATACCATGCCGATCTGATAATCAGCCATTGTACCCTTCATGCCCTCGTCCAGTTTCTTCACTGCGTCGCGCAAGTCGGCAGCCTGAACCATCACTTGGGTAGAAGTCTTTTTCTCGGCACCGCTTTTCTCGTCATGGGTGATAAAGATCAGTTTGCACTTAAACCAGCGGTCAGCACTTTCCTCGTCACTGGGGAAAAGTTCACTATAGTTAGCTCGTTTGATGTCGGAAACGGTAAATTCTCCTGTGATAAATGGAGTCATCTCCTCGATAATGCGTGCTTCTGCTTCTGTAAAGCTGAGTGCATCCACGAGATAAGGTTCAGTAACTTTCTTGTTTATTCCGTTTTCCATCAATTTTTCGTAACGGATCTTACACTCAAACCATGTATGCATTGCCATAATTAATCCTCCTTTATATTTTTAATACTATCTTCAAGCATTTCATTTAAACATGTCCCACCATTGTAGAATTGCATAATGTAGCTGTACGTCCCGTCATTGTTAGGGGTAAGGATTGAAAAGTCCTGTGTGTCCTCTTCTTCCTTATCCTCAATGACTTCCCAAAGAACATCGTTGACCTCAATCACAATAGCTGGATAGGGATCATTTAACAATGCTTCTTTGTAAGTCTTATAATATGTACCTAACTTTATTCCAAGGACCTTACATTTTCGTTCACACCACCCTTCAACAGTATAATTATTCAAATCGACTTTTTTGATTTTACCAATATGTCTTTCTATTTCACTCATAATCAATCCTCCCCTTGTTTTACAAGCTCTTTAATTAGTTCCTTATTCCATCCTTGAATAAATCCGTTTTCGTCAATATTCATAATGATGTAGTCACCATACCCTTTATCTGCCGGACACATGATCTTAGGTACATAGCCGTCATAAGAAACAATAGCACTATCATCTTCATCAACAATATCACATATAAAATCATCACACACTTTGTAGTGAACGTTAGCAGTGATTCCTTGCCCCCAGTTGATTATTCGACTAGTTTCAATCGTTATAATAGGTCTCCAACGATAATGGTCTGAATATATATTATAGTCAGGTTCTTCTTTTATTTTTACAGAACAAGGAATAAGAGGTTTGCCTATACCTTTACTCTCGTATAAATCAATATCTCTTATTCCATTTACTATTGTATCCTCCCAATAGCGAACACCTGCATCTACTTTCAGGTAGACAGCCTCAAATTCAGTTGGTTTATTGATTATAATTTTCATATACAATATCTTTTAAGTGAAATAATACATTTTATTATTACCAGTACCAAGTTTTTTAACCCGTACTGTAGCTATAAATGGAAAATCTTTTTTGGAGATTTTACTAAGTGCCTCTTTTATCGGAGAAGAGTTAGTAAAGAATTTATATTCAGCTCCTTCATGCTTAATCTTGACTACGCAACGATTATCCCCATGTTGAGTTTTAACTCCAGATTCATAGTCAAGTACCTCTATCTCACAGTTGAGTATATCGGTTATTGATATTTGCTGTACAGGGAAAATATTACGTCCCGCATCAATGTCGATTCCAAAATCAGAGAACTTCTTCATTTTTGATTATCTTTTTAATTAGATGCTTTGAATTACAATGCTTTGCCCAGCCGATCCATGAACAAAGTGCGATTTTACAATTATGGGATGTAGTTTTCTTCCTGCTCAACTTAGACGCTTTCTTGCAAAAATTCTTTTTGATACTTTTTCGCATGCGAATATGGGTGTGAAAGAAAACATAGCCAACAAAGTCAATCCCTCTATTGTCAACCGGGAATATTTGATAATTATCTTTCAAATCTAAACGGAGATTATTATGCAGATATAATTTTATTTCTCCAAGTAGGGAATGAAGCTCTTCTTTGTTTGATGAAAGTATTACCATATCATCAGCATATCTATAATAATACTTTATACGTCTTTCCTCTTTAAGCCAGTGGTCAAAGTAAGATAGATACAAGTTTGCAAAGAACTGCGAAAGATAATTACCGATAGGTATTCCCGGAGCAGAATCAATAATACCGTAGAGTAACTCAAGAAGACGTTTGTCCTTAACCTTCTTTCGGACAATATTCTTAAGTATCAAATGATCTATTGACGGATAGTATTTACGAATGTCCATTTTCAGGCAATATTTTGTATTTTGGATATCTTTCAAATCTTTCTTTAGATGTTTCATTACTCCATGGATACCTCTGCCCTTAATACATGAATAAGTATGTGAAATGAATATCGGAGTCCATATATCTTCGAGGATATTCATTATCGCATGATGAACAACGCGATCACGGAAAGGGAGCCGGTATATTTCACGTTCCTTGGGATCATGTATGATAAAAGTTTGATATTCAGAAGTAACGTATTTACCTTCTAACAGTTTCTTATGAAGGGCATTTATGTTGTCATCCAGCCCTTTCTCAAATTGAATGACCCCATAAGTATTTCCCTTGCCTTTTCTTGCTTTGGTATATGCAAGGTAAAGGTTATCAATGTCACAAATACGATAGTATAAATTTCCAAATCGTTTCATAAGCCTTTGTTTCTAATAAGAGTCTTCGGATAAGCCCTACCAACACCGTTTGAATTGTTATTTTCCACCAAGAGGTGAGGTCCCTGCCCATTGGATTATTGTAACATAGGTGAGACCTGCTACCTGCATTCGCATTCGCATTATCGTAATTCGAATCGTTGAAAGCGAAAGAGGAAAGAGACAAGGGCAGGCAACCTTTAATCCTACGCTATCTGGATATCTTTCCAAATATCAATGAATTGCTTTGCTGCATATTCTGCAAGCTCGTGCGTCCGAAATTTAAGGCGAGACCCGCTACCCGCATCCGCAGTCGCATAATCGTAATACGAAACGCCGAAAGCGAAAGAGGAAGGAGACATTTCAAACCAAGGATAATACTTATATTCATTATAATTATCCCAATCAGGAATCCATCCTTCGTTAAGGGCTTCTGCAATTACAATCATCTTATACTGTGCCTCAAAATGTTTGCGCATGTCAGTGGGAAGATTGGAAAAGTCAGGAACATCCGGTCTGCCGGTCAGCTTACGGGCATCCTCAAACGTTTTGACTAACTCTGTAATCTTTTTATTTTCTTTTTTCATGATGATAATATTTAGTTAAATAATGAACTGTTTCCAAAGGTCAATGAATTGTTTACCACAGTATTCTGACAATTCTTTATTTTTCAAGCAAAGGCGAGACCCGCCACCCGCACTCGCATCCGCAATACCGTAAGCCGAAACGTCGAAAGCGAAAGAGGAAGGAGAACCATTAGTATTGAACCATGGGTACCATCTATAAACCCTATCATCACATACATCCGGTACCCAACCTTCATTAAGGGCCTTGATAATTGTTGTCAACTTTTGATAAGCAATATCATGTTTAGTAAGACCGAGTTCCATCAACTTATTTTCATCAAGAGGACTGGTACTTAATTCGTGACATGCATCTTCATAGGTTTTAACTCTATCTGTTATCTTTTGAGAGAAAAAATCTTTTCCAAAAGACTCTTCCAAAATAGATTTTAACTCGCTGGAACCACTTTTGTAGAGTTCTCTAGCTTTTTGTTCACTGATTTGCAAAGTTTTCATTGTCAATTTTATTTTTAAGTTTCTTACTAATTTTCCTGCATTGTCTTGCTTTATCACACTCACAAGGCTTCTTACAATATTTATCAATTAGCTCTGCACTCTTATCAAGGAGCCGAATAATAGTCTGTACATCTGTTTTGCATACTTCCATTGCCTTTAAGTATATGTTTGCGAATCCAAGAGAAACCACCATATATCCATTTATTTTGTTTGCACAATAATATCCCATCACCCTTGGGGTAGAATATAACCCAGCCAAATCCTTTTTTAGGAACAATGAATTCGAATCCATAATCATTTCGTTGAATAACTTCATAGCCTAAAGATTTGATGGCAGGAAGGGTTGAGTTTACAAATTGACTATAGCGTTCTTCTCTTCGCTGTTTTACAAATTGTCTCTATTCTTTTCCAGCTTCACTCATGGCAATTCTATTTTATCAAAATCAATACCTTTTTCATTCATGAAGTCACCCAAAGCAATGATATTCTCACGGGTAGTAGTAACCTTGAAAGCTCTCGTTAACAGCTCAGGCTGTTGTACTTCGGGATGATTAATAAAAGGAGGTTGTTCGTTGGCTTTTTGTCCTGCCATGGCAAACGGATTGATCGGACGGGATTTGGCTTGTTCTACTTCAGCAGCTTTACGGGCTTCTTCGGCAGCCTTTCTTTCCTGCTCTGCCTTGATGCGCGCCTCTTCTGCTGCTTTGGCACGCTCACGTTGCTCTTTCAATCGGTTGGCATATTGGATGGTGGATGTGATGTTAAGTGTATCCATATAATAAGTACGGAGAACATCATAATCTTCGCTAAAACCTTTTAAGGTAGAAAGTTCGTTCTCTACCTTAGCAAATATAGCATCAATGTCAGAACAAACAGACTTCATGCTTGCAGTCTTGTTCAGCCATTCCGGTTTAAACACCTTGTTGAAGTCCACGAGATTGGTGTTCATGCCATCAAAATAGGTTTTAATGTTTGCTTTCTTCTTTTCCTTATATTGCTGCTCGTTCTGTTTGACCACAGTATCAATCTTAGCGGAGCATTCACCAATGAGCTTCACCGTTTCGGTTACAACGTCCTTGAACTCCCCGAAAGGTTTCATAAACTCTTTCTCAATTTCAAGACGTTTGGCATTGAGGGCTTTCGCCGCCTTGTTTAAAGCTGCCTTGTCTTTCTTTGCTTGGTCAATGTTATCATCCGTGTAGTTGGATATATCGTACTTAGGCAGGTTTGCCATTACAATATCTCTGATTTGCTTTGCGTTGGTAGTAAGACTTCCTAACGTCTTTTCGCTTACGACCAGTTCGAGGTCGGTTTCTTGGATTGCTAATTGTGTATTCATTGCTCTATCGTTTTTTTAATCAACATATGAAGTGTGGCAAAATGGACACCGGTAGTAAGTTCTGTACTCGCTCTCTCAACTGATATTCCACCTTCGGAATAAATTTGCTTTTTGCAACGGTAGCATATACCATTAGACGGGGCAAACCCTATCCCTTTTGAAAAATTATCAGCCATACAATCAGCTTGGTTGTTTTTGGCTAATTCTTTCAAGTATTCTTTTTGAGCAATTATTGCTTGCTGAGCATTATATGTTTTCTCCATTATTACTGTTTTTAAAGTTGTTTCTGTTTCTGAAAGACTCATGTTGCTCTTTTGTCTTGAGCCATTGAAGACATCTTTTATTTTCTGGGACAGTCAATTGTGCAACCACTCCAAGCATTTCATCAAATGATAGCTGTTCTGTGCTTTTATCATCTACATGGACATCAAAACATCCATTATCTAATTGTTTAATTATAATGTCCGATTTCATCATTCAATGTCTGCTATTTGGTTAATAATATCGTCCGCCATACGAATGCGCTTCTCCATTTCCGCAAAGACCTTTTCGTCTGGTAGTATACGAACAATGTGAATAGGGTCTATTTGGAAAGGGTTGTAAACTACAAAATCAACCCAGTCTGCATCACAACACATTGCATGTGCCATACACTGATAGAAATATTCATATTTAACTTGGAGAAGTGAATCATTATCATAAACTTCACTCTTATATTTCATAAATGTGTTTTGAGACGGACATTTTATCTCAATACATCCACGTTCCCTCAACTCTTCATCGTAGAAGAAACCATCAGGACTACTTGCAAAGTTTGGGATAGTGGGGTGCTTACACGCCCCCACTTCTACAATATGCCTTCCTGTCAGTCTTGAATACAAATCACGTGCACTTGCTTCCTGCTCTGTTCCGAATCTCATTGCTTTGCTTTCTACATTGACAGAAGACAAATATTCGGCGAACGCAACATCATCATTAACTATTTCTGGATTCATAGCCCGTTCTGCCGCAACTTGGAAAATGTAATTCTTGGCAGTGTCGCTGAACATGTCGTTTCTTCCGCTTTTCATAAGCAAGCCGACATTGCTACCAGTAATGTTTCCGAGACGCTTACGCATCCATCCTATGGTCCTTTGTTCAAAATTGTAATTCATCATATATCTTTATATTTAAATCTGTAACCATTTGATTGTCCAATTCTACCCCTACAACAATTACATATTGAGCCGAAATTTGTGCCTGTTGCATTGCCTGCTTCAATAATTGAAGGATATTCAGACAGAAACGAACCGTCTAATGAAAAGACTAATACCGCTTTACGGTATTTTTCTTTAGATTTACGCATATTTATTATAGCCTGTTTTGTTTGCTTATAACCTGTTTTGTATATGCGCTTTTTATTTGCCAATTTAGGTAGATCCTTCCCTTTATAATTTTTTTTATAGACCCATCTATACCCACCAGCTGTTTTCCTTTTTCCATTACAACAAGCTACAATATGGGTTCGTAATGCCCCTGTCTCACTTTGAGCATAATAAGGACTTTTATACTCCATGATAAAATCACCACTTATAGTAAACTGCATTACTGGAAATCCTCTAATACGGAGTTTTTCTCTTGTAGATTCTTTAAATATGCGTCCCTTGTTTAATAACCCTATCTTTTTCTTAACTTCTTCTGAATGGTGGAAACTTGGCCTACAGTTTTTCAACCATTCCCTTGTCAATGGGTTATTCATATTCTCCTTGCCTGTGCACCATCGCAAATTATTAACATTATTATCTGTCTTTATACGATTTATATGATCAATAAATGGCTTTTTATCAGGATTAGGAATAAAAGTTTCTGCTACAACTCTATGTATCCTCATGAGCTTTCGTTTACCAAAACTGGAACTAAAGCAGTACTGAGGATAGCCAAACGCGCTTAAACTGGCTTTAAGAATTTTACCTTTCCTAAACTCTATCTTTCCATCACGTTTATGCAAGTTAATATCAAGAGATTTAATTCTTCCATAGTTGGACACTTGGTATCTACCCTCATATCCAACTATATCTTTCCATATTTCACCATCATTTTCCATCATAACAGTGTTTTTTGAATAGGTTTATCATTTGCTTTAGTTTGGGGCTGATTTACCGGCTGTTCTGCTTTTGGTTGTTCTTCCACCCCTGCGGCCTTAGCAGCAATTTCCGCAAGTTTATTACCTTTAGATTCTTTCCCAGTCACATCCTCGTATTCTGCAAATTTAACCTCTTGTTCTTCTTGTGTATACATTGCTCCAAGTTGAGCAGGAAAAGCTTCACGTAATGCCTGAACCTTAGCAATCTTGGAAATCATGGTGGATTTCTTTTCATTCCATATAGATTGCTTTTTGTCGTATTCGGAAAGATTCACTTTCGCTACAATAGGAAATTTACGGTCTGAACGATAAACTTCACACCATCCTCCAACAAGAACATCTGTTTTTTCATTATAGAAACATCCTTCCACCTCTACAATTTGATTATCTCTGATAAGTATGACACCAGCCTTGAAACCTTCGTACTGTTCACTTGCGTCAGCTCGTTTAAAAAAAGCCTCTTTACTGACAATCATCTGCGCCGGTTGTTGTCCAAACTTGACAAGGAATGCTTCGTTCAAGAATGGATTAAGCTGGTTAAATTTGCAAATACTAATAAACTGTACAATATCCTGATCGGATACTTGCCCGCTACCTTTCGTTAAATAGTTACGTACAATATCAAATGATAATGCTACGTCATTACCCGCAACCTGATAAATGGTCTTTCCTTTACCAAATATCGCTAATGTGTCATTTTCTTGTTTTGTCAATTTGTTTTCCTCCATCACTCAAATATTTTAAAGTTTAACAATATCTCGATAACCCCTGTATTAAGCAAAGGTTAGTTCTTTCTTCTTCTAAGTTTTTTTCCGTATATTCTGATGAAATACCAGAAGTTTCTAATTGTAGATTTATGTCTATTTCTTTTTTAACATCAGATATATCTTCTTTGATAAGTTGGATTATTTCTTCTTTGGGTGAATATCCATATTCAGGTAGATATTCAAGATTACTGGACTCCACCTTTTTCAATTCAACCTCCAATTGCAATAATTCATTCACTAAATTCTGATTTGTAAGTTTCATACGTAACCCCAATCATATTAAGTATTTCTTTTAATTTTTTATTCTCTTTTTCTTTGTCTTCAAGAAGGCATTGTTCATACATGATTTTGTATGCGAATAAAGCCAAGTCTTCATGCTTCATTGCCAGTAATTCTTCTTTCGTTTTCATTGCTCTTATGTACGCTTTATTTATATGTATCTTACTTTTAATTCTACATCTACAGGTTTATCAACCATTGCAGAAAAAGAATCAAGTATTTTTTCTTTAACAAGTCTAACAGGGACATCTATAATCTTATACTCTACTAAAGAGAGGGAAATCCGACGTCCACTGTATGTTACCAATGTTACATCTTGGACAAGATATGGACGTTTACTATTCATCTTCTTCCTTAAGTCTTTTTTTGTGTTTCTCAATATATAGTGAAGACCAAGAAAATATCACAAACGCAATCCAGAATAAGACTTTATCAGGATTAGCAAGTAATATCATCACAACAAATGATAAAACCCAAATAGTCAAAAGCGGTGTTCTTTTCATAACTTATTGATTATCTATTATTTATGATGTAAAACTATATAGTTTTTGACTTTTATCCAAACGTTAAACTTGTATTTTTTGCGTCATTAACTTAGTATAACTATTTGAATATCAATTACTTTAATGTAGCATTTTTAATTACATCATAAGCATTACAATACCATCTTCCGTTTTGACGATCAGCTGGTTTCTTTTCAGCACGTATAACTCCAGATCCAACTAATCTGAATAATCGTCCTCTACCACCAACTATATCAGCAGCTTCACGTTGCCCAAACGTCTTATTGTTAAGTACAATTTTCAAAACTTCTTCACTAATCATACCATTTAATCTTTGAAAAGGTTATTTTTATGTACGTATTGAATAAACTCAGACTTTTCATGGATACCAAGCTTCAGATAAACTGACTTGATGTGATTTTTAACTGTATGCGGAGATAAATAAAGTTTATCTGCAATATCTTCATTACTAAGGCCCTCGTATACTAAGCGCATAACTCTCATTTCCGCATCTGATATACGACTATCAAATTGAGGATCACAAATGACTCCTTCATATTTACACTCTCCACGCATTGGGCAACTGACACGTTCAAAGTTAAATTTTCCTCCTTTGTCAATATCACGGGTCGTATTATCCAGTTCTCCAAAATTGCATTTACAAAACCGATTAGCCATAAGGTACTGGAAGTATGGTATATTTTGAGAACTTTTTTGATAACATTCCATCAGTGCTTTATAAGCATCCGGATAACATTCCCGTATACGATCAAGTATATTTTTTACCAATGACGTATCTTTGTCCGTAACAGGTTTGTTAGTGCCATCAGAAAACATACACCAAAGCTGATCTTCAAAGATGTAAAATTCTAAATCTTTCATTGCTCAATAGTTTTATTCAGACCATAAATCTTCAGGAGAAATTCCGGTTATTTCCGAAAGGGCAGAAACATGTTTAGGATTATTAGGCTTCATTCCGTATATAACCCAGTTTCTCGCAGCAGTAAATGATACTCCGGTCCTTTTTGTTATTTCGTTGATAAACTCAGTTTTGGGATGGGTTGAGCTAGGCAGACTTTGATAATAGCCTTTTAGGGTCATTTTACGACCTTCAGCAAGCATTTTACTTGTTTTTAATGCATCTTTCATTATCTTTGTAGTGTTATATATTAATGTCTTTGCAAATATATCAATTATAGATATAAATACACTATAAAACAGATATATTTAACTTATTTTTATATGGATAATAGATTAAAACATCTGAGAAAATATCTAAGAATGACTCAATCGCAACTTGCAGAAGTTCTATGCATGAAGCAAAATAGTTATTCACAGATAGAAATCGGGAATGTATCCCTAACAGATAAAAACAAATATTTATTAGAAAGCAAGTATCACTTAACCCCAGGATGGCTAGATGGAGCCGATGTGCCAATGTTTATAAAAGGAGATACTATAGCTGGCATTATTGAAAAAAGTGTCCCTAGAAGTAATAAAGAAAAATTAAGAGAACAAATCTTAGATGAACTTGTAGAACAAAGATTAGAACTACAGAGTAGCTCAGTCTCTATGAGCCGGGAAGTCTTTGAGCAATTATCAAGATTAACAGAAACCGTATTATCTCAGCAGAGAACCATAGAATCAATGCAAGAACAAAATAAAAAAACTCTTGCCCGCCAGGAAAATGTTGCCAGATGTGCTCATGCAAGTGGGTCGGATATTTCAACGAACGACATAAAGAGCACAAATATTAAATAAAATAATAAAATGAAGATATCAGAAGAAGGAGTAGCTATAAGTAACCGTTTTTTTGAAGCAATAGCAATGTTAAAAGCTCAAAAGAAGATTAGAGGACTGCAAACTTTCACAAGAGAACATAACCTAAATCGATGGAACGTAAACCAAGTTAAGTTCTACCCGAATCGTTGCGTGTTAAAACCTGAATGGATAGTTTATATACATAAGGATTATGGAATCTCCGTTGAATGGATAGTATTGGGTAAAGGACCTATGTTTGATCCCGACTGGAATGGATAAAATGTGCAAAAACTTATCTATACCCTCAGTTAGTCACGCACCAATACACTATTAAACAATCAGTTAGACCGTAAATTGGATAAACATTCGTAACGCGTAGGTCGCCAGTTCAAGTCTGGCTAGCGGCTC